TACGTCAAAATGCACAGAAAAAAGCACCACTGCGAGACCAAGCCGCAACACAAGCTCGCATCCGTGAACTTGAAAAACAAATTGCCGACAAAAAGAAAAGTATGGCGGAAAACTACAACCCCGAGTACGATGACGAAGCAGGCATGGCTGAAAACAATCTTGAAACGCTGGAACGTGCGGTTCGAGGCATCGATGACCTAATTCAATCAGGTGATAACTTGCCTGAATGGTGTCAAGAAAAGATTGCTGTGGCCAAATCAATGTTGGTAAGTGTGTGGGACTATATGTATAGTGAAGAATCTTCTGACGAGGTAGATCCTGAAATTGACGCCATGTTTGAAGCCATGGACCAGTTGGCTGAAGAAGTGGCTCAGCGAGATGGTGTTGATGTTGATCAAGTGTGGGAAAGTTTTGAAGCCTTGCCAGACCATGTGCTGTACGAAACAGCGGCCTGGCGCAGAAAAGAAGGCAAGAGCAAAAAAGGCGGCCTGAATGCCAAGGGTGTGGCCAGTTATCGCAGAGAGAATCCTGGTAGCAAACTGCAAATGGCCGTGACCACAAAGCCAAGTAAACTAAAGCCCGGTAGCAAAGCAGCCAAGCGCCGCAAATCATTCTGTGCTAGAATGGGCGGAGTAAAAGGCCCCATGAAGAAACCCAACGGTGACCCTACTAGAAAAGCATTGGCATTGCGCAAATGGAATTGCTAGTATGCGAGCACAAGAATTTGTAACAGAAGGTGCTGTTGAGGATTTGATAAAAGATTTAAAAAATCCTCATAGCTATGATGCAATAGATCATATGATGCAGACCATTGCAGACAAGTCAAATATCACTGCCAAGAGACTGCATGATCTTTTTGTAAAAAAATATAACATGACCCCAGACGAGTGGGTCAAAGACAGCATAGCAGAAAACTTTGCAGACGGCAAGGTAAAAGGCAAAAGCCGACCAGGTCGTGTAAAACGTGCTGGTGCCAGCTGCAATGGTTCAGTTACTGACCTAAGACAACGAGCAAAGAATGCATCGGGCGAACGTGCCAAAATGTATCACTGGTGCGCCAATATGAAATCAGGACGAAACAAATGAGAGCATGTGAATTCATAATAGAAGGCACACTGAATGTAGATGTGCCCAATGAAGAGTGGCTGAATAATGCCATTGAGTATGCCAAGGAACATAGCCCTGATCGTCGCGGATTACCTTACATGGGCAAGACCACTGCTACTGTTAGGCAAGTAGAAGTTCCTGTAACCAAGCTGGCCAGAATACCCGGCATGCGTAATGAACAACAAAATGTACGTCAAGCAGACTTAGCAGCCATTATGAAAATAATGAAGGACACTGGCAAGCTACCACTACATGGCCACACTGGCGAAGAATACAAGCCTTTTATCAATGTGGCCTATGATGGCAGCGCATGGGTCAACGAAGGCAATCATCGTATCATGGCTGCATATAGATTGGGTTGGGATTCCTTGCCCGTGGAAATCAGCTATTTTGATGGTGGCGAAAGAGTCGAGTCTGGACCAATGTACCCTGCAAAAATTGGACTATAGCACGCCCATGTGATAATTACAAGTGATGAAAGACACACTTGTAATAGCGTTTGCTGGAGGTACATACGGATCTTACCTGGAATGGGTATTGACCACACTGGCCACAGATGTTGAGATAATTCCGCCATTTGAAGTAACGGGCCCAATGCAAGGTAATAGTCACAACACTGAGCTGACATGGCATCTAGTGAACATGGACGGATTTGTTCAATACATGTCTGCTGCAGATACTCGATTGACAGCAAGGATTCATCCCAAAACAAAATCTACAGAAAGCCTAATAGGTAATATTGAGCACATGCTTGATCACTGCACTCGGGCCATACTGTTATACCCTAGCAAGTCAACAGAATTGCTGTGCATAAACAATTATTTTCAAAAAATAGACAAAGATTGGTGGGCAGCCCAATTTCTTGAAGGGCATATTGATCCAGCAAAAGTTTATGATAATTGGCCCACAATGGCCGGTATTCCTATAGAACAGACACCGGCTTGGATACGTCGAGAGTTTCTAAGTCACTATTTGCTTCCGGCTTGGCACGATCAAATTGAATGGGGGCTTGACAACACCTGGCATCATGATCAATGCTTGATAGTGTATGTTGATGAGTTGTTGTTTGACTTCCCCAACACCATTGATCGTATACAGAAATTTTGGAACAAGCCCTGGGTTAAGTCAGTTGATCAACTGATACCATATCATGAGCAAATGATTGGCTTGCAGCTCAACATTGGCCAGGATCAACTCTGTAAAGATATTATCAATTCAGTATGTGACACAGCTTTTGACATCACCTGGGAGCCATTGCCAATGGCCAGTCAAGTATGGATACAAGCAACGTTGCGAGAATTGGGGTTTGATATTCACTGTGATGGTCTTGATGAATTCCCTAGCTCCAGTGATCAGTTGCGCGGACTGTTGTACAGCAATAAATCATAAATATTCACATGCGAGCACAAGATTTTATCAAGACTGTACAAGGACTAAAAACATACATTGTCAAGGTCAAATTGAAGCAGCCTGGCTATACCAACATTATTGATACCACGGTGCAGGCTCGTACTCATGAAATGGCACGCAAGATTATCCGTGCACAATACAACAATTCTCAGGTCATTGTGGGACAGCCCAAAGAGATAAAATCTCGCTAAATATCGGGTGAAAACTCAATTTGTACTGGCCACCTTTAACATACGCTGTCAATGGGCAGAAAAACCACCTGTGTTTCGTGTTTATGTAAACGATGAAATGTTTACTGAACGTGAATGGGCCTGGGACAATTCTATTCATTTGAATCAAATGCTACAAATACAAGCACCGCCTGGCGAATACAAAATTGAAGTTTGTCCTGTGGGCAAAACCACTGCTGAGTTCATAACCGATGGGTACACCATTGAGCATGGCACCGGACGTTGGATTGACAATAGATTGGTGATTGAACATGAGAGCACGTGAATTTATTAACGAAGACTCTGGGGCCACCTGCTCGGGTAATATAGCCACAATGGCAGTACCCATGGGTGAAGTAATATCTAGACAGTTTGACAATTTCAAAACTAAATATGCAAATGCCTATAAAAAACCCTGGGTACAAAGGAAATTAAAAAATGCTCGCAAATGATTTAAAAACGCTACTGGCCTCACAATATGCATTGAGTGTCAAGGCTCAAAACTTTCACTGGAATGTAGAAGGTCCCGACTTTGCTCAATACCATGACTTCTTTGCCAACTTTTATGAAGAAGTATACAGTGCAGTTGATAAAATTGCTGAGTATGTGAGAACTCTGCAGGAATATAGCCCAGGATCATTTGAACGATTTCAGGAACTCAGCGTAATTCCTGGACAGACTAAAATTCCCAGAGCTCGGCTCATGATTGAAGAATTACTCGAAAATAACAACACCATGATTGATTTATTGAATCAATGTTTTGCATCTGCTGAACAAGAAAACAATCAAGGTATTGCCAACTTTATAGCCGAACGTCTTGATGCGCATGGCAAGAACGGCTGGATGTTGCGCAGTTTTCTAAAGGATGATCGAGCATGAGCAACGACATTAGAGATATTTTAAATCGCTTCAAGCAAGTGGAAGAGGGGCTCGACGCCAATCAAACCAGTGTCAAGCAACTGCCGGCATTGTTCAAACCCAAAGATATCAGTCCAGTACTTGGCAGCAAAACTGATCCCAAAAATCCAATGAAGGGTTATTTTGTAGGCGGTGAAAGCATTGACGACGATGTGGAAGAAGACACAAGTTCGTTTGGGCATGAGCTTGATCTTGACGCCAAGCAACTGGAGTTGGATCCTGTGCACCCAGTAGCCGAAGATGTAATCAGTGCAGTAAAGAAAAAGCTAGGTGATTATCTCAAGACTATTGAGGATGAGATACGAACAGACCCTGACCTCAAAGACAAGGTCAACACCAACATTGATCACGTGGGCCCAGTTGTCAAAACATTGACCACAGATGATGGTCACGAAATTAAAATTCATGGCAATGAAGATGACGGATTCAGGATCACTATCAAGAACAAGCCATCAAAATCAAAATTTGAAAATCTAGATCATGCAGTAATAGCATGCGAAATGTTTTGCAATCGCCGACGTCAACAACCAGTTGAAACCCAAGACTACGTAGAAGAAAAAAATGATTATCAATAACCTATTCCAAGAGAGTGCAGACTCTCGTCCAGATCGTACCAAACACATTGTCATGGTAACCGTGACTGATCCGCAAGGCACAGTAGTGACTCAACGCAAAGAGCCAATTCAACGCCGTGCTGTGGTGTCAGCTGTGGATCGCAACAGTGCAATTGATTCAGCTATTAACTTTTACAAAAAGCAAGGATATCGGGTTCAAGACCATCACTATGTTGGGCCCAAAGACGTTGATGAGGGCATTGTTGGAGATCTAGCATACAAAGCTGGATATGGTATGGGCAAAGTTGCTGGTCGTGGCGTTGCTGGTTACAATGCTGGCAAAGCATCAAACCAACCTGCACAAGCACAACAAACACCAGCAGTTGCTACTTCTGCTAGCACTCAATCGTTGCCTGCCCGCAAGGCTCCAGATGCATTTGCAGCTCGCCGTGCTGCCGCAGCCAAGGCAGCACAAGACAGTATGACACCTGTACCAACTGTGTCTCCCAACACGTTGCCAGCAAGCCCAGAAGAAATTCGCAAAGCCAAACAAGCTTCTGCCACTGCGGCAGCAAACATTGACATGGGTCGCAGTCGCGAACTTACTCCCAAACAAGTGTTTGACCGATTAAAACAGCGCCGAATGGCCAAGCAAGGTGTTGCAGAAGGCGCAGAGTTTGGCGCCTACTACAGCGAGCAAGTGGCACAACAAATCTTTGACAAGCGTCAAGATATCAGTTCTGAAGAAGAAGTGTTGAATCAAGCATACCACATTGTGGCAAATGATCAAGGCCAAAAATCTGCTCGTTATATGTTCAACTATGATGAAGACTTTTCCGGCGACGTTGTGTCTAATTACTTCAGTTTGCAAAAGCAAGGTGTGGCGGAAGGCTCACAACAAGTTGATTCACTGGTCACTGACGCATTAAAAATAATGCAAGGCCCAAAATTAAATGATGCTGTACAAGCATTAAAGACTGTGCTGGGAGATAGAGAATACAATAGCCGTCGTGGCTTTTATAATTTCTATGTTAAACAAATCATCGACATGTATGGTCAACAAGGCGTAAATGAAGGCGTAGGAGACAGTCCAGTGGCCGGTGCTATTACTCGCAGAATATTAATGCAACGCACCGACTTATTATCTAAGTACGGTCCAGAAAAAGTAACAGCCGCAATTGACGAAGTTGCTGACTTTGTAGGTGATGTAGAAGAAATTGGCAGTAGTGATGTAAGTGGTTGGGTTCGCCATGTAGAGCAAATGTTGGGCAACATGCAGGAAGGTGTGGCGGAAGGCGAGCAAGGCATGAGCCGTGCTGCCAAGGGCTATGAGAAGTATGGCAAAGCAGGCATGCAGGCCCTGGCCAAGGCAGGTCGTGAAGGCGCTAGTGAAAAGACTTTAGATGCCATTCGCGACCGGCATGACAACTACAATGAAAGCTTGGATGAAATGCGTGATCGTAGAGATGCTTATCAAAGAGATTACGATAGTAGTGTGGCAGGTATGGGCAAACGTCAATCATATGCTTATCAACAAGATGGCGGCGGCAACGATGAACGTCACGACCTAGATCCAACAGAATGGTACATTGTTAAGGATGGTAAAATGTTCAAAGTAACAGTGTATCCTAACCAAGTACAGTCAGCAATGTCACAGGGATTCAGTCCCAGCAGAGAAGAAGCCAAAGCAAAAGCAGGACTAGCAGAAGGCCTAGGCTCCAAGTTGGCAGGACTAAGTCTTGCCGGGGCCATGGCACTTGGTTCAGCAGGCGCCAATGCTAGAGTTACTCCTGACGGTCAAGGTGGCTATACCGGTGGGTTAAAGCCAACTGCAACAATGACCGCCCCATCAGACAACAAACCAGCAGCAGAAGCACCAAAAGGTTTTAGCAAAGAATATCTACAAAAAGCCGCAGATCCAAATCGTTTTGGTAGATACATGATCAGTGTTGAAAAAGCACAAGAACTGTTAAAAAACATGCAAGAAGGTGTTGCAGAAGGCCGTACAACACCCAGCGATTTAAATTTGTGGAATCGTGCCAAAATTGTTGCAGAAAGCAAGTTTAACGTGTATCCTAGCAAGCAAGCAAACATTTATGCCAATAAATGGTATCAACAACACGGCGGCACTTGGATCAATGGGAAATCTTAAATCTGGCGCAACTTACATTTACGAAAGTCCTGATGGCGGCGACACAGTGTACGCTAGAGAAGCTGGCAGTACTGAGCGTGTGATGATTGGACAAAATACCCGAGCCAAGAGTCTCATGGATCAGATACAGGAAGACAAACTCTGGGGCAATATTCGTCGAATGTCGGAAAACGATGCTGGCATGGCCGAACTGCTGGAACGTGTTAAAATTTACTATCATCTAAAGAAACAATCCTAGGTCCACTAGGGATGTAAGGGCGGCTGCTGCCTAACAGAATCGGTTTCGCTACCTGGATATCTGTAAAGTGAGCAAATACTTCTTGTATTTTCACATCAATCACTATATAATACAATCATGACTACACCTTTAAACGACTATAAAATCGCCGACATTTCTCTGGCTCCCTGGGGACACAAAGAAATTGCAATTGCCGAGCACGAAATGCCTGGCTTACACGCTGTATTAGAACAATACAAAAACAAACAACCACTAAAGGGTGCACGTATTGTGGGCAGTTTGCACATGACAATTCAAACTGCTGTACTGATCAAGGTGCTGGTGGCCTTGGGTGCAAGTGTACGCTGGAGCTCGTGTAATATCTTTAGCACACAAGATCAGGCTGCCGCTGCCATTGCCGATCTGGGTATTCCTGTATTTGCCTGGAAGGGCGAGACGGAAGAGGAATACTGGTGGTGCATTGAACAAACTGTGCGTGGACCAGACGGTTGGACACCCAACATGATACTTGATGATGGGCACGACTTAACTGGCTACATTCACGACAAACACCCTGACCTGATTCCCGGTATCAAGGGTGTTACAGAAGAAACCACAACAGGTATCCACAAATTATTGGAACGCATTGCCGCTGGTACACTGCGGTTGCCTGCTATCAACGTAAACGACTCGGTGACCAAGACCAAGTTTGACAACTTGTATGGTTGCCGTGAAAGCCTAGTTGATGCTATCAAACGTGCCACTGATGTTATGATTGCCGGCAAAGTTGCTGTGGTGGCCGGTTACGGCGATGTGGGCAAAGGTTCGGCACAGGCCTTGCGAGCACTCAGCGCACAAGTTTGGGTTACAGAAGTTGATCCTATTTGTGCACTGCAAGCTGCCATGGAAGGTTACCGAGTGGTCACAATGGATTATGCCAAGGACAAAGCTGATATTTTTGTTACCGCCACAGGCAACATTGGTGTTATCACACGTGAGCACATGTTGTGCATGAAGGAAAATGCCATTGTTTGCAACATTGGCCACTTTGACAGCGAAATTGATATTGCTGGTATTCAGGATGCCAAGTGGGACGAAATCAAACCCTTGGTAGATCATGTTACACTTGTTAACGGTCGCAAGATTGTTGTACTAGCCAAAGGACGCTTGGTGAACTTGGGTTGTGGCACAGGTCACCCCAGCTTTGTTATGAGCAACAGCTTTACCAATCAGGTGTTGGCTCAGATCGAGATGTTCAACAACACCGATCAATATGAAACTGGAAAAATTTATTTGTTGCCCAAGCATCTTGATGAGCAAGTGGCACGACTTCACTTGGAAAAGGTTGGTGCAATGTTGACCACATTGGACCAGCGCCAAGCAGACTATATTGGAGTAGATGTTGCCGGACCGTTCAAACCCGACACTTATCGCTATTGACATCTGTCACTTGGTGTGTTATAATAATTTACTAACTAGGAAAACTCATGGAAACTAAAACCTTTAACGGCGAACAAAAAATTAAATTGACTCAAATCATCAACGAAGGCATGCAGGTCATGCACGAAGTTGACACATTGCAAGGTGGTCTTGCTGACACTATCAAGGCAGTGGCTGAAGAATTGGAAATCAAACCTGCTGTGTTAAAAAAAGCTATCAGCATGGCACATAAAGCCAGCTTTGGGCAAGCAAAGCAAGACCATGAATTGCTAGAAACTATTTTGGAAACTGTTGGCAAAACTTTGTAAATGCATGTGGTATCATAACCCACAAAGGAACTAATGAGTTATATTGATGCATTATTTGATCGATCAAAAGATCGTATCCATGTTGTTGAACGACGAGATGGCGCCAGAGAATACCGCGAGTATCCTGCTAACTATGTGCTGTATTATGATGATCCAAAAGGAAAGTTTCGTAGCATATACGGCAATCCAGTAAGCAGATTTACCAGCCGCAGTAATAAAGAGTTTCGAAAAGAAGTTAGCTCACATTCTAGCAAACAAATTTACGAGTCAGACATCAATCCCATCTTTAGATGTCTTGAGGACAACTACAAAGGACAAGATGGGCCCAAGCTTCACACAGCATTCTTTGACATTGAAGTTGACTTTGATCCTGAACGAGGATTCAGTCGCCCTGACGATCCGTTCAATCCCATAACTGCTATTTCGATATACCTAGACTGGATTGATAAACTAGTGACTCTAGTGATTCCTCCCAAGGGTATGAGTATGGAAACAGCCAAGGAAATCAGCGCAGTTTTTCCCGATTGTTTTGTGTTTGAGTCTGAAGCTGATTTGTTGAATACATTTCTAAATGTAATTGAAGATGCTGATGTGCTCAGTGGCTGGAATTCAGAAGGATATGATATTCCGTACACTGTTAATCGTGTGACTCGAGTGTTGAGTAAAGATGATACTCGCAGATTCTGTCTCTGGGGACAGTTGCCCAAGATGCGTATGTTTGAGAGATTTGGCGCTGAAAATCAAACATACGATTTAATTGGTCGTGTTCACATGGACTATATGCAGTTGTATCGCAAATACACATACGAAGAACGCCACAGCTACAGTTTGGATGCCATTGGTGAATATGAAGAACTGGGATCAAAGACAGCATTTGAAGGCACACTAGATCAGTTGTATAATCAAAACTTCAAAACATTTATTGAATACAATCGACAGGACACAGTGTTATTGGCCAAGATTGACAAGAAACTTCGGTTCCTTGATCTAGCCAATACACTGGCGCATGAAAATACTGTGTTGTTGCCCACCACAATGGGCGCAGTAGCAGTTACTGAGCAAGCAATCATTAATGAAGCCCACGAACGTGGGATGGTAGTTCCTAACCGTAAAGAAAGATTCACAGATGAAGACACTCAAGCCGCAGGTGCCTACGTTGCTACGCCCAAAAAAGGAATCCACGAATACATTGGTAGTATCGACATCAACTCGCTCTATCCCTCGGCTATTCGTGCGCTCAATATGGGACCGGAAACAATTATTGGTCAACTCCGACCAGTAATGACTGACCACTACATCAAAGAAAAGATGCAGGGTGGATCAAGTTTTGCTGGTGCATGGGAAGGATTGTTTGGATCATTAGAATACGAATCAGTACTGGAGCGTCAACGAGGAACTGAAATCACCATTGACTGGAAAGATGGATCATCAACTGTGCACAGTGCAGCCGAAGTCTGGCCAATGATATTTGACAGCAACCAACCCTGGATGCTGAGTGCCAACGGTACAATTTTCACCTATGAGAAAGAAGGAGTGATTCCTGGCTTGCTCAAACGTTGGTATGCAGAACGCAAAGAGATGCAGGCCAAGCTCAAAGAGTGTATCAACTCTGGGGACAAGGTTGCTGAAGAGTACTGGGACAAGCGTCAGTTGGTCAAGAAGATTAACTTGAACAGTTTGTATGGTGCTATTCTTAACCCACATTGTCGCTTCTATGACAAACGTATTGGACAGTCAACTACACTAACAGGCCGAGCTATTGCCAAACACATGGATGCACACGTAAACGAATGCATTACTGGCAAATATGACCATACTGGCGAAAGTATCATTTATGGCGACACAGACTCTTGCTACTTCAGTGCATGGCCTGTACTCAAAGCCGAAGTTGAAGCTGGACGCATGGAATGGAGCAATGAAACTTGTATTGCATTGTATGATTCAATTGCTGACCAGGTCAACAACAGTTTTCCAGGGTTCATGGAGCAGGCGTTTCACTGCCCAAGAGAAATGGGCAGTGTGATCAAGGGTGGTCGTGAGGTGGTTGCCAGTAAAGGATTGTTTATTACCAAGAAGCGTTATGCGGTAATGATCATAGACAAAGAAGGCAAGCGCACTGATGTCAATGGCAAACCAGGCAAGGTCAAGGCCATGGGCTTGGACTTGAAGCGTAGTGATACTCCAAAAGTCATTCAAGAATTTCTAAGTGAGATTCTGAATGAAGTGTTGACTGGTGCCACAAGAAAAAGTATTATTGAAAAAATTCGAGATTTCAAATATATCTTTATGGAACGGCCGGCCTGGGAAAAAGGTTCTCCCAAGAGGGTTAACAACTTGACCAAGTACAGTGCCGCCGAGTCTGCTCAGGGCAAGACCAACATGCCCGGGCATGTTCGCGCAGGCATGAACTGGAACACACTTCGACGTATGAATTCTGACAATTACTCTATGTCAGTAGTTGATGGCATGAAAGTCATTGTGTGCAAGCTCAAGAGCAATCCCCTGGGCTGGTCGTCAATTGGATATCCCACTGACGAGATGCACTTGCCACAATGGTTTAAGGAATTGCCGTTTGATGATCTAGCCATGGAGGCAACTGTTGTGGACCAAAAGGTGGACAACTTGTTGGGTGTGCTGGACTGGGATCTAGCATCATCTACCAACACAGAAAACACATTTACATCATTGTTTAGTTTTAAATGAAACTCAGTCAGTTGGTATCCTATGTGAATCATCTTGACTCGTGGGATTCCGAGTCAGCAACAATCGCTCAAACTCAGCAACTTGCGCCAATAATGCATAGTGTGAACTCACATGAATTGCAATTTCCTGAGTTGACAAATCAGTTGAGTAGAAATTTTGCTAGTGTGCTAAACGAGATTGATTGTTTCAAATCCACAGTTGAATCAGTACGGTCTGCTGTTCAAGCACGTATTGACCTACAGGAAGGGGACTACTATACAAATAGTACGTTTTTGCACGACAGGGAAATGCGCAATGACAGTGTGGAATGGATTTTGAATCGACGACTTGTGCTGACTCAAGAAGCAACTGATTTCATATTGGCAAGGATTTTCAAGTATACTGATTGGCGTTACCCTGGCTTGATCATCAGGCCTGGCCTAGACGACTGGATAACACACTTGGTTGCACTGGATCCATTGTACCTAGTGGATCAAAATTTTGATCTAATGGCGCCAGCAACTTCAAGATTTGTAAACGAATACACTAGACGGCTAAGACGATATCTAGTGGACGAGTATAACGAACGAGAAAGCATGTTGCATGAGTTGCCTGATAACCAAATTGGGTTTATGCTGGTATATAACTATTTTAATTTCAAGCCCATTGAATTGATAGCGCAATACCTGTCCACATTGTTTACCAAGTTGCGGCCCGGTGGCTGCCTGGCAATGACCTTCAACAACTGTGACCGGGCAGCCGGGGTAGATCTAGCCGAGCGAAGTTTTGCTTGTTATACCCCCGAGTCTCGTGTTATGAACATAATTAATACTCTGGGATTTGTAGTTGCCCACAGATACGATATTGATGCGGCAGTTACCTGGATTGAATTACACAAGCCAGGTCAATTAACCAGCATCAAAGGTGGTCAAGCTCTAGCCAAAATCGTTGCTAGTAATTGAAATTGCCTATATACTATACTCATTACAGGAGAAAAATATGAGAGATCATTTGTTAGATTTAGTAGGTCACACACACGACCTGGGTTGCATTGGACTTATCAAAGTCACTGGCACAGCCGATACTACCGAAGTAGATGGCATGGCCGAAGACCGGTCAGTTGTGCTTCAGGCCAAGTACCATGTGCCAGTTGGTGACTTTGTTGGTATGTTTGGTATGCCAAACTTGGATAAATTAAAAATTCTTTTGAACATTCAAGAGTATCGAGAGAATGCCAACATCAGTGTTACTCGCCAGAGCCGTAACGGAGTTGATGTTCCGGTGGGATTGCAATTTGAGAACAAGGTTGGTGACTTTAAAAACGATTTCCGATTCATGACATCGGAAGTGGTTGCAGAGAAACTCAAAACTGCTGTGATGCGAGGTGTTAATTGGAACATTGAATTTGAGCCGACCAATGCCAGTATTCAGCGACTCAAGATGCAGGCGCAGGCCAATGCCGAAGAACCCAATTTCAAAGTTCGAGTGGAATCTGGCAATCTAAAGTTTAACTTTGGAGACCACAGCACACACGCTGGGGAGTTTGTGTTTCACCCAGGCGTTTCTGGCACGCTCAAGCATGTGTGGGCTTGGCCAGTTAAGCAAGTAATCAGCATACTTGATCTAGTTGGCGACAAGGTTATGCGCATTGCCGAAGATGGTGCTATGCAAATCACAGTGGATTCAGGACTAGCCGAATACACATACACTTTACCTGCACAAAGCAAGTGATTGAACAACACGATCTAACCGCAGCTCAAAAAGACTACGCAGTGTTTTTACCTGCGGTGTCGAGCTTTTATTCCACATATATAGGCAAACAAAGATTTGACCCATATATTCCTCCAACCAGGATGCCACAAGGCATTCCCGACATGGAACAACTGAATTGGCTTAATCCACAAAAAGGGCTGTTTCCTTACAAGTGGAGTTTGTACAGTGCAGGACATGCCAACTTAGATCTTACAAAACATAATCCCAAAGAGGACATGATTCGCAATCGTGACCCCAACAGTTTTATGATTGCCGATTCGGGTGGGTTCCAAATTGCCAAAGGTGTCTGGCCCGGCCGTTGGGCTGACCCCACTGACAAAGAAGCTGAGAAAAAGCGCAGAGCAGTGTTGGAGTGGCAGTGTGGTATTGCCACATATGGAATGACCATGGATATACCCACATGGACATGTACCAATCCAGAATGGGCGGCTGCGGCAGGTATCTACAGTTATGATGATGCAGTCAAGGCAACCAAATACAATAATGAATACTGGATGGCAAACCGTCATGGCAATGTTAAGATTCTAAATGTATTGCAAGGAGCCAATCATGCCGATGCCGACAACTGGTACGAGGTTATGAAAGACTATTGCAACGCTGACAAACATCAGCGACCATTTGACGGTTGGGGCATGGGTGGTCAGAACATGTGCGATGTTCATCTTGTGCTTCGTCGGCTGGTGTCATTGATACACGATGGCTTGTTGGAAAAAGGTCAACATGACTGGATGCACTTTTTGGGAACTAGTAAATTGGAATGGGCGGTGTTGCTAACTGACATCCAACGTGCTGTTAGACATTATCATAATCCCAATTTTACCATCAGCTTTGATTGTGCTAGTCCTTTCCTGGCCACTGCCAATGGACAATTGTATCACAGTATTGTGACCGAGAATCGTGACAAGTGGAGTTATCGCATGAGTTCCACTGTGGATGACAAAAAGTACTCGCTGGATAATCGATTGTTCGGTGATGCAGTAAGACAAGACAAGATACATAATAATTTTGAAGACAGTCCCATTTCCAGTCGGTTGAAAGTTTCAGATATCTGTGTCTACAAACCAGGTGACTTGAACAAGATTGGCAAAGAAGGCAAAACCAGTTGGGATAGTTTCAGTTATGCATTGCTTATGGGTCACAACGTGTGGACTCACATTGAAGCTGTGCAACGTGCCAATCGAGTGTACGATTCAGGTCAGGGTCCTGGCATGTTGATGCATCCACATGACAAATGGTATGACTTTAGAAGTGTGATTGAACGTGTGTTTGCTGCTCGCGACAGACAAAAGAGTCTGCAGATTATTGATGATCATGCCAGCATTTGGGAACGAGTGATTGGCACACGTGGGTACACTGGCAAACGAGCATTTAACTCACTCAGTATGTTTAACAACTTGTTTGACACTGGATCCACTGCCGAGGTTGACGCAGAAGAATCACTTGATGAAGGATTGCTTGATCAACTGGAAGGCAGTGTTTGACGTGAATCTTGTGTGCTATCCACACTATGCTGCCGGCGGGCTGGTTTGTAATATACTCAACAATCAGCCCAACACCAACATAACATCCGCAACGTTGTTGGGTCATGGCGAGCACGAACTATTCATTGGTGACAGCGATGATGTGTTTGATGAATACTCTGTGGAGGCGTTCAATAAAAAATACCAAGCATTGCTTGGCCGAGATAGTTTGCTGCCCTGGCAAGGCACGCACTGCCATCCCAAGTTATTGGATCAAGCCATGTTTGAGTCAATATTATCTATCACAACTGCTTCTATAAAAAGCAAACTCTATAGATGGATTCGTGTGTACAATTTATATTTTGCACAGAGATGGGCGCAATTGTCTCGGGCACAGCATGATGACAAAATGAGATCCACAGCAAAAAGTTATCTATTGCCATTTTACCAGTGCAATTATTCTAATGCTTTCAATCTAGAGTTTAGCGACATTGTGGAAAAAACTCCCAGGTTCACAAGACTATGCCGTCATCTAGCCGGCAACTGTGATTTGACCAAAGTTGACCAGTGGCTAGAACACAATAGTTTTTTAACCAATTTTACCAGCACCAAAGAATACGAATTCTTTATGCAGGCCGAGTACGAGATCAGCACCCAGCAGGCATATGAGTTCCAGTAATACAATTTACACTTTTGGTGATGGGTTTGCCCATGGGCATATCTGGCCTGAATGGCCGCAAATACTAGCGGCTCTGTTGCCCGATTATCAAATTGTAAATTGTTCTGGCATTGGTGCTGGTAATGAATTTATATTCAGTAATTTAGTAAATAAATTAATTCAAAACCCAACCGCCATTTATGTTGCACAATGGGCCGGCACAACCAGATTTGATAAACTTATTCAAGACTCTTCCTGGGATCCAGTTATTCAACAGGACCCAGCATATTCCAAGAATTTTCAAACCACAGATGGTAACACCTGGTGGTTATCAAGTGCAAGTCAACTGCCGCAAATACAAAAATATCACGCAGAGTACGTGCAAGTTGAGCAGGCTCAGTTAAGAACGTTTAACTACATTTGGACTGCAAATCAATTGCTCAAGCACACACAAAATTACATGTTTAGCAGTTATAGATTTCGGTTTCTCACTGATTCGCAACAGGCTCTCTGTCAACTGCACCCCGACATGACTTCGTTCTCCCAGTCACCGGAATTGGCCAAATTCCTTACCAAAGAAGTGCAGCCGCATCCAATTGTTCACTTGGAATGGATAAAGCAAATGCTTTTGCCCACCTTGCAAATCAACGTTGATCCAGAATGGCTTGACGTATTAACAAAAAGAATGTATAATCAAAACTGGATACCATATGACATTGATCGATCTAGCATATGGGCAAAAATTATTAACCCGTAAGGACCAGAATGATTAGAGAAAACCATGACGGTGTGAGATTTTTTACTGGGATCGAAATTGAGAAAACTCCAGCATTTAACAAACAGACTTTGTTTGTGGTAGGAGTTCAGCCTGTTGAAGAAATACAAGATTGGCTTGACGACTTTGCTTCATATGAAGACAAATCCAAACACGTTGAACACATTTATTTTGGTGCCAACATGAGTTTTCCCAAATACGACACCAATGCTCGTGGTTGGCTAGACTGGGAGAACATGATCAAGTCATTCTTGGATAAAGGTTATGTATGCACATTGGATATTGATTCTAGTTGTGTAGAGGGATTGTTAGAATCTGGATTGTGCGAGAACAACAACTTCATTCCCATGATTTCGGTCAAATTGCCCTATATACAACAGCTAGGATATAATGCTACAATCAAGCTAGACGACAAAGACTTTGATGCTACCAACCCTGGTGTCTGGTGTCACAGCGTACACGCACTAATGCGTCGATCAGTGTTTACTAAGTGGAATGAATATACCAAGGACGACCCACTTGCATAATAAGTATCATGTATTTACAAATTTTTAATACCTATCAAATATGAACCAAGCACTCAGAGAACAAGCAGAACGTATCAAACTCAAGGCCGAACGTAAAATTTGGGTTACCTTTCGAAAAGAAGGGATTCACAAATATCCGGCTGCATTAACTGACCCTACCCTTGCCACTGGAGATGAGTATGATGTAAGTTTTCTTGGATACCCACATAGACATATCTTTCACTTCCAAGTCTGGATTGATGTTTTACACAACGATCGAGATATCGAGTTCATCCAGTTCAAACGCTGGTTGGAAAATCTTTACAAAGATGCTGTGCTCACTCTAGACTTTAAAAGTTGCGAGATGATGGCAGATGACCTATATATACATATAGCAAGTCGATATCCCGACCGTGCCATATGGATTGAAGTTTCCGAAGACGGTGAGAACGGAGCTTTAATCAAGTATGAAACCCAACAAGCCAACCTCTCAGTTAAAATTTAATAAGGCAAATCAAATGGCCAAGATGACATTTACCCCCAATCCAAAAGTACACACTATTTTTGAGGATCTCGAACGTTACTGCGAGTTCTGTCAAGATTTTGGATATCGGTTTAACGAAAGCGATTTGTACAACTGGAAAAGCTATGCTTACCAGCAGTACAGCAAATTCGCACAAGGCAAATTTGCCAAAGACATGTGGATCGTAGATAGACGTCGTTGAAATGACACAACCAACGTTGCTAATTGTAGGCGACAGTTGGGGTTGCGGTGAATGGGACCACAACGGCGACCACCAACTGGTGCTCAATCATCCTGGCATGGAAGAGTACCTTGGCAAACATTTCAAGGTTGTGAATCTAAGCAGGGGGTATAGCAGTCACTGGCAGACTTGCTATGCTCTTTGGAACTACTTGGACACACGAGTAGATGATTCTGAACTTAAAATATTAGTCTTGCAGACCGACGCATTTCGTCCGTTACTGCATGAACGATACGATATTGATCTAGACAGCGTTTACTCGCAGTCAACAAGTTTGTTTCATTTGTACGAACAACTGATTGAACTGTTTTACATCAAGCTTGATGGTATTGCACAGCAGTTTGACACAGACATTTGGTTGTCGGGCGGTGTTACTGATTTACATACTGGAATTTTGCCAAGTTTTACCAAACTAGTTCCAGTTTGCACAAGTTGGATACAGTTGTTAGACCAACGACACGTGCCCAGCATCATTCCCTTGAGAATTGATCCAAACTTTTTCTCCACTGCCAAACAACACAACCGTTATGATCTTTGCAGACAAATTTCTGACTACAGCGATCAACATTTTCTGGGATTGCAAGAAATGCTAGAGACCAATCTGTTTGGACCCGCACACGGTGATTTTCACCCCAGTAGATTAGGACATCAAGTGTTTGCTAATCACATACTCAATCGTGTATAATACACAAATAAACTACCAAGGTACAACAATGAGAAAACTATATTACATGGGGCTTGAAAGTTACGAAGCCCGGTACACACTACAACTAACTGAATGGAATCGCCGAGTATTTGATCAGCGCGGCCTTGATGTGGTATATGTACCAGGCACTACACTAGACAATACAAAAGCAATCAGTGTGGGGCAAGTGCTGGACGCACATGGCCGCAGTTATTTTGGCATGAGTCAAATTATGAACTTGGTTCAATTGATGAAGAATGGAGAAGTTACAAATGAAGATGTTATCTACTTTGAAGACATGTTTCAACCCGGCATTGAATCCCTTCCTTACATATTTGATCAGATCCCTGCTAGTCAGCGTCCCCGTGTTTTTGTTAGGTGTCTTGCTCAGTCCATTGATCCTGATGACTTCGTACATGTATGGGGTATGGCAAAATGGATGGGACTTTACGAACAAATGGTTAATGAGTTCGTGGATGGGGTTCTCGCAACAAACGAAGAGATGGTTGCTCATATGCGCATTGCTGGATGGCGTGCTCCTATATATAATATTAGTGGCCTAGCATTTGGCAAGGAAGAAGTGTTAGAGCGTGTTGGTGGTGCAGGAAACATCCGACCATTTGATCAACGAACAATGCGTGTGGGATTTGCCGCAAGATTTGATCAAGAGAAACAACCTGATTTTTACATGGACTTGATTGAGATGTACCTTGCCCAAGGGTATCAGACACAAATAGAGTTTGCTATCTTCCAGGGCGGACCACTACGTAGTAATAATCCCAAGTATGTCAAACGTGCTAGGCAGTTAGAAGCTCAGGGCAAACTCAAAATCTACGAAAACCTAAAGAAAAATGATTACTATAATCTGCTTAATGATACTCGTGTGCTGTTTAATTGTGCCCTTCAAGATTGGGTTAGTAACACAGTTAGTGAAGCGGATACATTAGGATGTAATGTACTGTATCCTGCATATCGTAGTTTCCCCGAGACTTTTGCAAACGATCCCAACCGACTCTACATTCCTTGGAGCATAGATGATGCATGCACCAAACTTGACAACTTGCTAGCAGATCCTCATCACAATATGGGTCTTATTAGTGACTGGAACAACGGCACAATTGACCGTACAATCGACATAATGGAAACTGCTGGCACCATAGCCGAAGCTGGGCCTGGATGCAAGGCTACTAAATGGTATCGTGGTGGAAATAGATATCGCGACAGCGTTAGTGAAGCTAAGTATCATGTGAAAAGGATTGAAACTTGAAAATAGTTTATGTTACTGGATGTTTGGGATTTATTGGTGGTCACGTGACAAGGCAATGTCTTGAACGTGGCTGGCGTGTTATGGGCGTGGACAAAAAAACTTATGCTAGTAATTCAGATCTATTAGATGAGTTTGGTGCAAATCCAAACTTTAAATTTTTACAACAAGACATCAATGATCTTGAATTACTTTATGATTGCGATTATGTGATTAACACAGCTGCCGAATCTCATGTGGACAACAGCATCATGAGTAGCGATGTGTTTTTGAGAAGCAATATCAATGGGGTGCATCATCTACTTGAGTTGATTCGAGCAATGCCGCCTGTGCGCAGACCAATTTTTTTGCATTTTAGCACAGACGAAGTTTATGGAGATATTGTTGACGGTAGTCATACCGAGCAGGATATCTTAACACCAAGCAATCCGTACAGTGCCAGCAAGGCCGCAGCCGACATGTTGGTTTTGGCCTGGGCACGTACTCACAACATTCGCTATGTAATTGTTAGACCCACAAACAATTATGGTATTGGGCAATATGTGGAAAAACTAATTCCAAAATCAATTAAATTTTTGTCGTTGAATCGCAAAATTGATTTGCATGATAATGGAAACCCAAGTCGAGTATGGTTGCATGCCGGCGACACTGCCCGTGCTGTAATACACATCATTGACCAAGGTGTCACTGGTGAGATCTACAACATAAGCGGCAATGCTGAAATGCCAAATCGAGAAGTGATAAAAAAAATATTGTCTTACTATTTTGATGTCGATCATGACCATGACTGGGAATCTTTTGTTACTCCTAGTTCTAGACAAGGTCAGGACGTAAGATATGCCATCAATGATAGCAAATTAAAACAATTGGGTTGGACTGCAACTGCTGACTTTGATCAAGAATTAGCCCAAGTAGTTAAACACTACAGGAATAATTTTGTATGGTAAAAAATTATTTGGTATGTTCAGTGCGTCCTATATCAGAAAATTGGATGGGCAATGATAGTTCACAATTATATTTAGACTATCAAGAAATGTATCGTTTAAGACTAGCCAGTTTTCAACATTTTGTAAAAGAACCATTTGAAACAATACTGTGGACGGATCCTGCCACCAACGGCGATACTTGTGCATATCAAAATTGGTTAGATATTAAAGATTTGTGGCACCGAGAACCCTGCAATATATTTTGGGCAGGTGCCGACACACTTATGATACGGCCTACAGAATTGTTTTCTGACAGATTCCCCGAATACCGATTGTTTAATTATACTGATCCAAAAAGTCATAATGAGTGTATACACCATTTCAACGATGATATACAATATTATCCACATACCATGTTGGATCATGTATGGAAACTTGGAGAAGACTGGTTGGAACAAAGAGAAACTCACCCAGACCGTAATTGGGGATTTGATCAGTTAAGGCATAATGCTATGTTTTGGAACCAAGACATTGATGAGTCTGATCGATTACATCCAGAGATGGCCTATCAAGCAATGCGTTTAAGATCCTTGGATCAAAATGCAATAACCTGGCACAATGAATGGAACCGTATATCCATAAATCAGGCACACATATTGCATTTTCACGGCAGTCGCGGTAGTCAGGAAGTAATAAACATTATGAGAAAAATTTCTAATCAACTTGGGATTAAATTATGAAACAAATATTAGAAGATATTAAAAAATACATTGATGCTAAACACGCTGCCAAGACTTGGGTAGCCGGCAAGGACTTTGTAAACTATGCAGGTCCGCATTTTGACTCAGATGAATATGTAGCAGCCGCGGAAGCATTGTTAAACGGTTGGCTGGTAATGGGCAATAAAAGTCTACGATTTGAACAAAAATTTCCAAAAGAATTTGGTAAAACTCGTGGAGTGTTGACCAATTCGGGCAGTAGTGCTAACTTGCTTATGATGACAGCTATGAAGTCCAAGCGTGGACACAACTTTCCACCCGGCACCAAGGTATTGATGCCTATTGCTGGATTCCCAACAACACTTAATCCTACTATTCAAAACGGCTTCACGCCTGTGTTTTGTGATATTGAAATTGATACACTAAACATCGATCTAGATCACGCAGAACGTTTGCTCGCGGCAGATCCAGAAATTAAAATTATTACGTTTGCTCATGTACTAGGCAATCCGCCTAACATGGATCGAGTAATGGAACTGGTAAACCAGTACAATCTAATCTTATTGGAAGATTGTTGTGATGGACTTGGCACAACTTATGATGGCAAGCCGTTGGGTAGCTTTGGAGAAATGGCCAGCTGTAGTTTTTATCCAGCACACCACATGACCATGGGCGAAGGCGGTTTTGTTGCCATGAACGATCCACAGCAAGAGATTATTGTACGCAGTTTGCGTGAATGGGGACGTGGTTGCTATTGTGTAGGACCCGAGGCCAACAAGTTAAAATGTGGCACTTGTGGCAAGCGATTCAATGAATGGATTCCAGAAATGCCTGATCAGATTTTTGATCACAAGTATGTATACGACGAAATTGGTTACAATCTAAAGCCAATTGAACTACAAGCGGCAATGGGACTAGAGCAACTTAAAAAATTGCCAGAGATACATTCCTTGCGTCAACGCAACTACGATCTACTGTTTGCTATCTATAAAAAGTATGAAGAATTTTTTCACTTGCCACGTGCTAGAGATAAAGCCGATGTTAGTTGGTTTGCGTTTCCATTAACTATCCGTGAAGGTGCCCCGTTTACCCGCATGGACATTGTTGATTATTTGGAAGAAAATTTAATTCAAACACGTCCCTACTTTGCTGGTAATATCATGTTGCAACCTGCATACAGTCATTTAATGAATCCTGCAGATGCACGTGACAACTATCCTGTGGCCACATTTACTATGAAAAATACCTACTTCCATGGATGCAGTCCAGTTATCACTCCAGAGCAGATTGCCTACATTGGAGAAAAGGTTGACGGCTTTATGAGTTTGTACCTATGAAAAGTCTAAGCCAGGTAACGTCTAAGATTGATGGACAGCCAATGTTCAAATATCTAGACATGGCCAAGGTTTTAGAAGCCAAAGGCCGACATCTTATACACATGGAGATAGGTGAGCCAGACTTTGACACACCTAAGAATGTTACTTGGGCTGCTGTTCAATCTTTATCCAACGGGGAAACACACTACGGTAGTAGTTTTGGGTTACAAGAATTTAGAGAGGCTGTGCAGTTTGCCACAGAACGTAGCAGAGGATTTCGTCCTGATCTAGATCAAGTGTTGATTACTCCGGGTGCCAACATTGCCATCTACTATGCGGTATTCTGTTTGGTTGATCCTGGATGCGAAGTTATTGTGCCAGACCCCGGCTTCAGCACATATTACAGCAACATCAAAATGTGTGGTGCTGTTCCTGTACGGGTGCCACTTAAAGAAGAAAACGAATTCCGTATGAGTCCGGACGACATTGAAGCGGCTATCACAGACAAGACACGACTAATTATTATCAACAGTCCGCAAAATCCCACAGGCAGTGTGCTTACCACCGATGAAGTCAAACGCATTTATGAAATTGCCAAGAAGCATGATATCTACATTTACAGTGATGAGATTTATGCACGTATGAACTACGAACCAATTGGCTTTGCAAGTCCTAGCATTTACGATCATTGCAAGGAACATGTTATCCTTAGCAATGGTTTTAGTAAAGCATTTGCCATGACTGGTTGGAGATTGGGCACACTGATTGGACCTGCCAATATTATTGAACGCATAGCAGCCCTGCTACAAACCACTGCAAGTTGTGTCAGTACATTTGTTCAACGTGCTGGCATTGAAGCCATTCGCGGCAGTCAAGAAACAGTCACAAACATGATGGCAGAATATCGGGCACGTAGAGATCTGCTAGTTGACGGGCTCAATCGTGTTAAAGGATTCAAGTGCCTTAAGCCGGGCGGTGCATTTTATGTATTTCCTAACATCACGGCAACAGGATTATCAAGTGACCAAGTTGTTGAAAAGTTAATGGATGCTGGAGTAGTGACTTTGCCTGGGCATTGCTTTGGAGAACACGGCGAAGGCTATATTAGATTGTGTTATGCAACCAGTCGTGAAAACATTCAAGAAGGCCTGAATAGAATTTACAAAGCGTTAGGAACAAAATGAGAGTATGTGACTGGATAGCCGATTACTTAAAATCAATTGGCGTTGAACGTGTACACGGAATTATGGGTGGGGGAGCCAGCGGTCTTAATGACGGATTTATTAAGCAAGGTATGTCCTATATCTGCTATCATAACGAACAGGGCGCAGGGCATTCTGCAATTGGCGAAAGTAAATTTACAGGTAAACTTGCAGTGGTCAATCCTACAACAGGTTGCGCAGGTACCAACTGTGCAACATCGGTTTTAAATGCATGGCAAGACAGTGTACCTGTTTTGTTTCTGTCAGGCAATGTTAGATTGGCAACCTGTAGCGGATACATTAACAAAAAGAACAACATCAATGTTCGTAAGTATGGCATTCAAGAACACCATGTTGTTGACACCTACAAGACCATGACCAAATTGAGTTGCTTTGTTGACAATGTACAAGACGTAGCATACACAATACAATATGCAGTACACTTGGCAACAACAGGACGTCCCGGTCCTGTATGGATTGATATTCCAGGTGACATTCAAACAGCGCAGATGCCTGAGAATTACAGAGAATATGTTGCCACCGACTTGGCCGATACACTGTCAGACTACAACGGTGTAAAACAAGCCATTGCCCGGGCTGAACGACCCGTTGTGTTGGCAGGATACGGTATTCGTCAAAGCAATACTGTTGACCAGTTTGTTAAATTTATCGAACAATATCAAATTCCATATGTTAGCACCTATGGTGCAAGAGATTATACTACTGCCAACCATCCTCTAAGTATTGGAGCAGTTGGCATCAAAGGAAGTCGCGCCGGAAACTTTGCCATGCAAAATGCCGATTTACTTATTGTGTTGGGCAGTAGTTTAGGCGCTAGTGTTATTGGTTATGACCCTAAACAGTTTAGTCCAGACAGTTATAAGATTGTTGTCGACTTTGATATCAACGAGTTAAAGAAAGACATTGTTGAAGTTGATGAAAAATACAATGTTGATTTAGAAAAGTTTTTTAGGAGTTTGGCATGACAAGACAAGAATGGATTGAAAAATGCAATCACTGGAGGTCCAAATGGCCGGTAATGCAAGAAGAATATCGTCCAGCTGAAAATGATTTTCAGTTAAACATCTATGCCATACTTGATGCGATCAATCAGCATAGTTTAGCCGATGACATTTTAATGGGCGATGCTGGCAGCATTAGCTATGCAGGTCCTGTTGCATTAAATGCCAAACACGGACAAAGATTTATTTTTAGTCCTGCACAAGCAGATATGGGGTGGGCGTTACCTGCAGCCATTGGTGTAAGTATGGCTAGCAATCAACAGGTTATCAGTATCATCGGCGATGGTAGTTTTATGAGTAACATTCAAGAATTAGCAACAGTTAAACAACACGAGTTGAATATCAAGTTTGTTATTCTCAATAACAACGGTTACCTAAGTATTAAAAATACACAGACAAAATACTTTGAAGGAAGGGTGCATGGAACCAGTGCTGAAAGTGGCCTGTGGTTTCCTAGCTTTAAAAATATTGCGGTAGCATTTGGCATGCCTTGTGTGGATATCAGAACAAAAGAAGATCTGCGTCTTCATTTTCCCAATGCCCTTAAGGAAAAAGGCCCAGTCATTATAGACTGCCAATGTCTTGGCCAGCAAGAAATATTACCAGCCCAAGCATTAAAAAATGGAAAGCAAGCAGGCTTACACGATCTAACACCATTCCTGCCAGATGAAGTACTAGCACAGGAAATGATTGTTAGAATATAAAATATCATGCCAAATTCCTTATACCAAAAGATTCCAGGGCTAGAAAACTCAATTGAATTCAGAGACAATTCGCCCTACGACGAATTAAAAAATCTGTGGTGGCCTCGGTACGATCAAGGCATGTGGAATTACATGCATCAGTTTCGAATACTCCCAGAATTTTTTGATCAACTAATGACACATGTCACTGGCAATGCTATTGTAGTGCAAGCCGGCGGCAACTGTGGACAGTATGTAAGACAGTTCAGTCAACGATTTGATACTGTGTACACATTTGAGCCAGATCCAATAAATTTTTTATGTTTGACTTTGAATTGCGGTGCCAATGTAATAAAAACACAGGCCTGTGTAGGCAATGAAAGAAAATTTGTAAATCTAGACAGAAGGCATGATTCTGGCGCTATTCATGTAAGCGGTACGGGTAATATACCCACAGTGATCATTGATGACCTAAATTTGCCAGCCTGTGATTTGATACAATTAGACATTGAAGGCTATGAACTTTTTGCGTTGCAAGGCGCACAACGTACTATTGAAAAATATTATCCTCTACTTATGATAGAATGGTACGAGCCCTGGGCTCAAAGATACGGCACAAATAAAACCATGCTTGACAATTTTTTAAACAATGTAGGATACAGTAAAATTTTAAGTCACAAATCTGATATCGTTTACAAATATCAACCATGAAAACAGCACTGATTACCGGAGCCAATGGATTCATTGGTCACTACTTAGTAGAAGAATTTTTAAAAGATCACCGTGTGATCTGTGTGGTACGACCTGGTTCAACCAATATGGAACGTATCAATCACATGCTTGATCGTGTCACGGTAATCGAGCACGACATTAAAAATCCTTGTAAACACTTGCCAGCGGCAGATATTATATTACACGCTGGCGCTAATCCCAGTTCAGCCGACAGCTTGAGTGACCCCACTGCATCTGTCATGGACAATGTGTTGGGCACACTGAACTTGTTGGAACATGCCCGCCACACCGGAGTTGAAAGATTTGTGTATTACAGCAGTGCCGAAGTATTTGGACCTATACCCATTGGTCAAGACAGTCAGCCCAACGATGCCTACAACAGTAATAGTCCCTATGCGGCTGGCAAAGCAGCCGGTGAAGAACTGTGCATGGCCTATGCCAATTCATTCAATGTTCCTGCAAGTATCATACACATCAACAATACCTTTGGTCCACGTTGCCAGAGTAATCGGTTACCCGTGATCATTATACGCAAATTACTCAACAACGAAACTTTAGATATACATGTGGGCCCTGGCAAATTAGTTGGTGGTAGGCGTTGGTTCTATGCTGGAGATGTAGCCAGCCATACAAGATTTATTTTGAACACACAGACTGCTCGGTGTGAAAAATGGAACAGTGCCGGCCGGAAGTTTATAAACAATCTAGACTTTGCACAGTTGATTGCACAAGCCATGGGCAAAGAGTTGAAGTATCGCCTGGTGCCGATTGACCGACCTGGTCATGATTTATGTTTTTCTGTAGATCCCAGTAAACTGTATGATCTAGGTTGGACAGAGACAATGTCGTTTGAGCAACGATTGTTGCAGACTGTCAACTGGTATTTAGAAAACCCCAATTGGGTTTGACTTTTTTAAAATTATATTGTATAATTTAAAAATACACATCTAAGGAAATTATGACAAAAACAATTATTGTAACCGGGGCTTCTGGATTTATTGGTGGACAGACTGCATTGCAGTTGAAATCTGCAGGATATCATGTGGTGGGTATTGACCTTCAACCAGCCACGCCAGAACTAGCATCTGCATTTGATGAATTTTATCAAGGTAATTTTTCAAGCGATGTTGCATTGAATGTAATTTCCAATTATGACACCAGTGCAATAATTCATTGTGCCGGCACTAGCTTGGTTGGTCCCAGCATGCGTGACCCTGAACTGTATTATCAAAACAACTTTGTTAGAACAAAAATCTTGCTTGATTATATTATAGCAAACAAATTACAAAACAAAATTCGAGTGATATTTAGTAGTTCTGCGTCAGTGTATGGCGAGCCAATCATGACTCCCTGCCAAGAAGAAGATCCTCCCATGCCACTTAGCCCTTACGGTGACAGTAAACTCATGGTTGAGATGATGTTGAAGAGCTATCATCAAGCATATGGTCTAGATTTTGTAACTTTTAGATATTTTAATGCATGCGGCGCAGACCGCCTAGGCAGACATGGACAGAGGCCAAATGCCACACATATCATTGCAAGGGTGCTAGAAAGTGCTCGCAACAATGAACCCTTTGTGCTGTATGGCACATCATATCCCACACCCGATGGCACTTGTATAAGGGACTATGTGCACGTTGAAGATATTGCTAGAGCACACATCTTGGCAATTGATCGATCCATTCCAATTGATGCCTATAACCTTGGTAGCAACAATGGATCAAGCAACAGAGATATCATTGCACTGGCACGTGAGATTACCAACAAGGACATACAGGTAATTGAAGATCAGCCAAGGTCAGGAGATCCAGCTGAGCTTACTGCAAGTGCAGCCAAATTTAGTTTATTGGCCCAGGACTGGCGTCAACACAGTTTGCGTGACATGATTACGCATGCCTGGGCTTGGTATAATAAATGACTCAGCTGTACACCGGGCATATAGATCCAATCTGGGATCTTGAAGAAATATCCAAATTAGATTATTATTTTGACGGGTCTGGTGAATTTCAAGATCCTGTTGTGGTTGAAGATTGGCGAAATACTTTTGGTCGTGAATTTAAAGTTGGCATGAAAGTTGACCACAAACGCCGGCAACCAGATTGTCAATCGCAGATACTCGATGTATTACGTCAGCAGGGGTACAGCATACAACACGAAGGTTGTGCCTGGTTTAGAATGTTGCCCGGTGACATCATTCCCGAGCACTCAGACTCATACACACAATACTGCAAATTTCACGGGCTAGAGCAACAGGACGTTTCTCGTATCATTGTTTTTTTACAAGATTGGCAGCCAGGATTCTTGTTTGAAGCCGGCGGCAAAAGCTTTAGTCATTACCAAGCTGGAACATTTGTTTGTTGGCGTGCTGGTACATTGCACATGGCTGGTAATTTAAGTCGTGTGCCAAGATACACATTGCAAATCACAGGAATTATATCATGAAGGCAACATTGCCAAATTTAAAAACTCTACCCTATGGTGGTGCCAGTGCAGTTGAAGATCCTGCAATGTTGATTGACGTTGCAACCATGTTAAAAACTGCACCAGTTGACACTTGGTTAACTGATGTTGATATTCACAATAGGTTTGTTGATCAATATCGTTCCTGGATAACCAGCAGTAAGTTAAACAACTTGAAAGGTCTTGATTTGTTTCCAGTCATGGCTGCAAGTTTGGGCACCACAGAATCGTTTGACAAATTTTATCTAAAGAATCGCACACGTCGATTTAGATGTTTTCGCGGAGAGTACATGTACCATGCAGCAAGCTGGAGAAACTACTTTCCAGATTGGCGCTGGATTGAGGATGAGCCAATTGCTGAAAACGATGCTGTAGTAATCAGTGTGCCGTTTAGCGACACTGGCGATATTCACTCTCGCATGACAGAAGTGCTAATCGAATGCACACGTCTTGGTGTGCCGGTTCTTGCAGATGCTGCATTTTACGGCACATGCGGGGGTGTGACATTTGATTTTGATCATGATTGCATAACTGACATCACTTTCAGTCTGAGCAAAACATTCCCAGTTAGCCATGTGCGTGTGGGCATGCGGCTGACTCGAGAAGACGATGACGATAGTTTGCTTGTGCATCACAAAACCAAGTATATAAATCGACTTGGGTGCGGATTAGGTCTAGAATTGATTCGGCGCTGGGGACCTGATCATAACTACAAAACATGGCGCAAAACACAAGAGTTGTTGTGCACACAGTTGGGCATTACGCCCAGCCCCAGTGTGTTATTTGGCATAGACACAACTGGAAAATACTCCCAATACAATCGAGGGGGCACCACAAGTCGGTTGTGCTTGGCTAGATATTTGGCTAATGGAACTTTACCAAATGATTGACATTGACTTAATTACCAACAAGTACGATCCCAAAGACTACGCCATTGATTACAGTCATGGTGTGCCAGTGCCCTGGCTGTACTTTGATGACTTCTTGCCCAGGGAACTGCTGGAAGCTGTGCAACAAGACATAGAAAATATTCCCAAACATCTTTGGAGCAATTTTACTAGAAACGGCAGCAACATGAAGGAGTGTAACAACATGCGTTATTCTCCATTGATCCGAGATCTAGTGCTGAATCTAAATAGTGGAGAATTCCTGGGGTGGCTTGAAAACATCACTGGCATTAAAAAATTGATACCTGATCCTTTGCTGATTGGCGCTGGACTAATGCGATGCTACAACGGCGATAGCTTGAAACTGCACACCGACTTTAACTGGAATGAACAGTTGCACCTAAATCGTTCATTGAGTGCGATTCTGTACCTTGGCAAAGACTGGGATCCAACCTGGGGAGGTAATCTTGAATTTTGGGATTTTGATCGTACAAAATGCCTGCACCGCATTGAGCCGCGCCCCAATCGATTGTTGCTGTGGAACTATGACGAACGACTGGTCCATGGACATCCTAATCCAATCACATGCCCACCTGATGCTAGCCGTGACGGATTAAGACTGTTTTACTTTACTAGCAACGCCTCACCACTGAGCCCACCACATCGAAGCCTGTACTGGTTCGACGATGCTGGACCGCACGATCAAAAAGAAAACAAATAATGGAAAATTATAATACCAGTCAATTTTTACAAGTTCGGTATCCAAACGGCGCAGGTGGAAAATTTTTAATCACTAGTTTATTTCAGTTTGATCAAGTTGCACACTGGTGTCCAGATGTTCAAAACAAAAAACAAACACGGGATGATTGGTTTTTTAACCATGCATGGCCCATTGACATTAGACAGTGGGCATCTGAAGAGCCCAATCATCCCTGGGGCATAGGATTTTACAGTCGTCGCATGATGCGAAACAATGACCTGCCGGTTGATGAATTTAATTTGAGAACCAAACTTGAAGGCAGCGAATACTTTCATCAGTGCTGGAATCAAGGCCTGTTGATTGCAGATCACTGGCACAAACGATTTGTTCCAGCATTTTTTAGCAATGCCAAGTGGATAGAAATCTTGTTAGACAAACCAAGTCTGGAACCATACAAGCACTGTGTTAAGAGCAAATTGTATTTGCATAATCCAGAAAACAATGCTATAATATCAACATTGGATCACCCTGTGTATGCATGGGATACAAGAACACAAAACAATGCATTGAAATTTAATAATCAGTATGAGTTCAACGAGTTTAAAGACTATGATGATTTTTTCTACAACTATTTTCTAAAACAACATTGGGTGGCACCGTTTTTAAATGTTGAACCAGATCCAAGTTGTATACTAAGCATCACGTTTGCTGATCTTGTCAAGACTGATTCCTATGTGGCTGGTATGGAAAAATTAAGCAATTACTTTGGACAGCCAATTGACAAGGATCTGCTGAGAAAAATGCACAGTTTCTGGATAGCCAAAAGCAATCTAGGTGATCTAGTAGCATAAATACATTTGTCACACAAAGGTGACAACTTTTCAAAACTAACATCCGCTTAAGGAAGGATATCAAAAATGTCATACAACAAAACAAAATGCGACCCTGATTTGGGTCAACGTGTACACGAACACTTGGTCAAGTGTGGTGTTGAAACTCCAACATTTCAGCACAGTGTTGATCGCAAAGACAAGATCGACTTGATTGAAAAAGACTTCAAGCACATCATGGAAGTCTTGGGATTGGACTTGAACGACGATAGTCTAATGGATACACCCAAGCGTGTGGCCAAGATGTATGTGAATGAAATCTTCTGGGGACTTGACTACGAAGCGTTTCCCAAATGCACCACGGTAGACAACAAAATGAAGTACGACGAAATGGTAGTTGAACGCAATGTCAACGTGCAAAGCAATTGCGAACACCACTTTGTTGTGATCGACGGCTTGGCAACTGTGGGGTATATTCCCAAACAAAAAGTTCTTGGACTAAGCAAAATCAATCGCATAGTTGAATATTTCAGCAAGCGTCCACAAATTCAGGAACGCTTGACCGAGCAAGTGTATCATGCCTTGCAATACATTCTTGAGACAGACAATATCGGCGTTGTGATTGATGCACAACACTATTGTGTAAAATCGCGTGGTGTAGAAGACACAGGCTCAAGCACAGTCACAAGCAAATTAGGCGGCGTATTCAAAACTGATCACAGTGTTCGTAGCGAATTCATGAACATTGTCAATAGCTGCCGCTAAGGAGTAAGCATGACTGATCTAGAACAGGCGCAAGCAAACAAGATTGCACCATGGGATGATTATGTTGTTGAGCATAGTGACTTTCATGTGGCTGTGTTTCGTGATCGTTATCCTGTAACATCTGGGCACTTGTTGTTCGTTCCAAGATACAACACACCCAGCGTTGTGCTTGATGCATTTGATTCTGCTTATCGCCATGGTTGCACAATGGTAGCCAACAACGAATGTGACGCATTCAACATTGGATTTAACTGTGGTGTTGAAGCTGGACAAACAGTTATGTATCCGCACATACACCTGATGCCTAGACGCAAAGGCGATGTTGAAGATCCTGTGGGCGGCGTTCGGAATACCATACCGGGCAAGGGCAATTATAAAAAATGAACTTTTACTTGGTCACCAAGGATTCTTTGAAGAACAGAATGATGCCGGTACTTTGGTGCTCGGCTAAAACTTACTACGAAGAACACGGCAAACGGGTCAACGAGTGGACTTGGTCGGATCCTTGGTTGGCTAACGATTGCACTGTTGATGAAATTCTAGAAGTCTGCGCAGATGCACCACCCGACATATTGGGCTGTAGTGTGTATGTGTGGAACGTTGACTTCATGGAAGAACTTGCTCAACGAGTCAAACAACAATACCCCAATTGTCTGGTGGTGTTTGGTGGTCCACAAGTTGATATCAAGTACTCAGATGATTACTTTGTTAACAATCCCTGGGTTGATGTTGTTTGCCCCAGTGATGGGTACGGTGAAATCATTATCACAGCACTACTGGACCAACATCCAGTGGAGAACTTTAATAATATCCCGTATGTGTATTACACCAACCAACAACGCGAAAAGTTGTTCAGCACAACCGAAATTGAAAAACGATCATTTGTCTGGCCTAACAATATATTTAAAGCACAAGAATCCACACTTGAGCAACACCCAATAGATGTTGCCATCTACGAGACCACTCGTGGGTGCCCTTACAAATGTATCTACTGTGACTGGGGTGGTGGAACATACAGTAAAATTTCCAAGAAGCCTTTTACCACTGTGCTAGACGAGTGGGAGTGGATGGCTTCTCACAAGATCAAGAATATCAGTATAGCCGATGCCAATTTTGGAATTATGGAGATTGACTTGGCAATCACCGACCACATTGTGGACATGAAGCGCAAGTACGGTTATCCGGAAGGTGTTACCACAGAGTCTGCCAAGAATCATCTAGACCGTACAGTGAAAATTTATGAGAAATTTTTAGAAAACAAACTTGCATATTTTTATAAAATTGCAGTGCAAGCAGTTGATGAAAATATCAAGAACAACATTGAACGCATTGACATCCCGTTTGATGAGCAAATCAAGTCCTTGAATTATCTAAGAAACAAGTATAAAGATATTTCGGTCAAGATTGAAACCATCATAGGCATGCCGGGCGATAGTTACCAGCTGACTCTTGATCAGATTGATCGACATGCAGACAACAATATTCCTGTGTGCAAATCTGAAGTGTGGGCATTGCTACCAGAAGCTCCGGCGTACAGTCCTGAGATGCGAGAGAAATTTCAGCTAAAAACTGTTAAAAAATTGTTTTTGTCTACGCCGCTAATTTTGAAAAACAATGCATTGCCGGATCCCGGAGTCAATTACTTCCAAGAAACCAACAGCAATCGAGTTGAGTATGTGGTTGGCACTTACAGCTACAGCGTTGATGATTTTGTTGACATGTTCATTGTTAATGCACTGGCCAGTGCTGGTACTGCAACTGGTCTTGATCAACTGTGGAGTTATTTTTCACGTGAGCACAACATCAAAGCATCTGTGTTGGTTGACTTTATCTACAAGCGGTTTGTTCTCAATTATGAGAATTTCAAAACCAAAGATCTTGCTGCCAACTTTGGCAATGCAGTTACCACACTGAAAAGATTTGTGCACGAGCCCAATTTCCAACAAAGTGCAATTGATTACCATCCAGACTTTCCACTCTTGATGCCACCGCACACGTACATACCTTTTGTGATTGGACTAAATGCGCAGGAATTTTATCAAGAAATTTGCACAGCCATTGCAGATCAGTTTGGTGATGATCGTGTGATTGATTTAGGACACTACATTAGTCATCGATTGATGGATGTGGCGTATAATTTTGATCATGGTCGTGTGTTCAAAACCAAATATAATTGGCATGACTACTTTGTCAATGCCTCCAAATTAACAGCTGGAGACTACACGTATCAAACAAGCGATACTACCTTGATCATCAACCCACATAAAAATACCAGTGAGCTACCAAATTGGCACACTTACCCAAAAGATTCATTACAACAGAAAAAGCAATACTATTACCAGTCGGTCACACGAATGTATGTGAGCAGACTTAGTGAGCGTATAAACTTGCTCTAATAAATAATGATCCTACAGCGGTCTTTCTGGCATTCATCCCGCTTTACAAACTCTGCAAGCCTATGCTATAATTAACATAGGAGAAAAAGCATGTCAACATTAAATCCCGTAGTATACAAGTACACCAGCACCAAAGAGTACCACGACGCATTTCCGTGTGCGTACAGACAGTGGAGAGCCGATAGCCATTGCAACTTGATTCATGGCTATTCATTTAGTATGAAATTTTACTTTGGCACCAACAATCTAGACGTTCGCAATTGGGCAGCCGATTATGGTGGACTTAAAGAACTAAAGAAAACACTAGAAGACCAGTTTGATCATACACTTATTGTTGCCGCAGATGATCCCGAAATGGAAACATTTAAAATGTTGCAAGAGCGGAACATGGCAAAAATTGTAGTGTTGCCTAAGCTAGGTTGCGAAGGACTCAGTGACATGCTGTACAAGTATGTGAATGGTGTTTACATTCCCGAAATGTGGGGGCCAGGCGAAGCAGAGCGCCTTTGGTGCTATCGTGTGGAAGTGCGTGAGACACAAAGCAATATGGCTTTCCGTGAAGGTCATCGCGAATGGAATGAGAACCTATTTGAATGAGTAAAAATGTAGCAGTTATTGGTGCCGGTATTACCGGTATCACAACAGCATACTACTTGGCAAAAGCAGGACACAAGGTAACGGTTTACGAACAAGAACCTTGTCCTGCAATGCGAACTAGTTTTGCCAATGGCGGGCAAGTCAGTGTTAGCAACAGTGAAGTCTGGACCACATGGGGCAATGTCAAGAAGGGCATCCGGTGGATGTTCAAGAAGGATGCTCCGCTACTGATTCGACCTCGATTGGACTTTAAGCAGTGGAGATGGATTGCCAAGTTCTTGTATGCTACTGCAACAACACAGTACAAGAAGAACACTGGTGAAACAATCAAGATGGGACTAGAAGCTAGTAAGTTATACAAAGAAATTATGTATACCGAACACTTATCATTTGATCAATCTCCATCGGGTATTCTTCACTTCTACAAAGATGAAACATACTTCAAGGCTGCAAAACAAGCACAAGGTATCTATCGTAGGAACGGTTGTGAGTGGGACATAGTTAACTCACAGCAAGTCAAGGAACTAGAAAGCAAATTAGAACATGTCAAGGGCATTGTTGGTGGTGCATGGACATCAAGTGACTGGACTGGTGACATTCATAAATTCTGTATTGAACTTGAAAAAATCCTAAAAACCAAGTATGGTGTTACATTCAATTACAATTGGGAAATCAAACACATTGAGGATGTTTCATTCTATGACGCTGTGATTATTTCTAATGGGGTGGGCAGTCCAGCATTGGCAAAGACCGTGGGCGACACTATTGATGTTTATCCAGTTAAAGGTTATAGCATCACTATCAACAACGTAGATCGGAAACACTTGCCTGTTGTTAGTTTACTAGATGACCAGGCCAAGATTGTTACAAGTAGTTTGGGTAATCGGTTTCGAGTTGCGGGCACTGCTGAACTCACAGGCGAAAACTATGATATCAGATACGATAGAGTAAAGCCGTTGCTTGATTGGGTAAGAACAAACTTCCCCGATATGGACACCAGTGACTATAGTAGTTGGGCATGTCTAAGACCAATGACTCCCAACATGATGCCTATTACCAAACAAAGTGACAAGAATAAAAAAGTGTACTATAATACAGGACACGGGCACCTTGGTTGGACATTGGCTCCGTACACAGCAAAATTAATCGCAGAAAAAATATGACCACTCCCAATATTTCAATATTGCTACCCAGTAGGGCTAGAACTGATATGCTAAAAAGCAGTATCGAAAGTTTGATTGCCAAAGCTGATCGCCCAGATACAATTGAATTTTTATTGGGCTTTGACAACGACGACATCAAGTCGTCATCTTATTTTATTTCAGATATTGTTCCATCGTTGGAGGCAGCGGGTGCAACTTTTTCAGTGCTGGAGTTCCAGCGCATGGGCTACGAAAATCTGCATCAGTATGTGAACAAACTAGCCGCACATGCCAAGGCACCTTGGTGGGTGTTTTGGAATGATGATGCAGTAATGGAGGACTCGGGATGGGACACTGTGATTTTATCCCATGGCAATAAGTTTTGCATTCAAGCATTTGAAACACACAACAAGCATCCATACAGTATTTTTCCAATTGTGCCAAGGGAGTGGTATGATCAATTGGGATACTTGAGCCAGCATCAACTGAATGATGCATACATTAGTCAGATTGCCTGGATGTTGGATATCATGGTTCGAATCCCTGTTAATGTTTCTCACAACAGATTTGACTTGACTGGGAAAAATTTAGATGCCACGTTTCAAGAGCGCAAGATTCACGAAGGCAATCCAAACAATCCATTGGATTTTAATTACATCACACAACGCCGGGCTAGATATGAAGATGCAGAAAAAATATCAACATACTTGAAGAGTCAAGGATATGATATGAGCGTGTGGGAAGAAGTTAAATCCGGCAAGCGTGACCCCTGGGCTATCATGATAAAATCTGATGTCAACAAGCACATGATGAGATTTTAATGCAAGGACAAAATATGACAAATCCATTTAGAGACCAAGAAAAGTTTATGCGGGCTTGCGACCAAACGGTTGACAAGTTCAATGGCACACAGTTCGACATGTATTGTGCGTTGATCGAAGAAGAGCACAAAGAACTCAAACAAGCACTAGCAGACAACGATGATGAAGAAATCTTAGATGCATTGCTAGACATTCTTGTTGTAACAATCGGCGCTATTCACTCAGCAGGTATGGATGCCGAAGGCGGCTGGAAGGAAGTTATGCGAACTAACTTTGCCAAGATTGATCACGAAACAGGCAAGGTTCGCAAGCGTGAAGATGGCAAAGTACTAAAGCCACTGGGCTGGACAGCACCTGAATTATCTCAGTTTGTCAAGAGTCGTGCATAAGATAAAAATTGATAAGTTATGAAAAAAATTGTATCATTTGGTGATAGTTTTGTTTTTGGCAGCGAGCTTGGCAACAATCACGATGGTTCCAAGAGTTGGGCAGGCCTAGCAGCCAAAAAACTAGGTGTTGATTATCAAACCATGTCTGTTCCCGGTTGTGGTAATGAACACATTGCTAGACAAGTGTACTCATATTTTTCAAACAACCCAGTTCAGGATACTCTAGCAGTTATCAATTGGACCTGGGGTGGCCGTTGGGATTTTTATCTAACCAGTAGCGAATCTTGGATTACACTGGGACCAACATGTGTACCGGACAAGCTAAAAAATCAACTGCCGATTGATCAGGCTAGTGAATTGATTTGGGTGTATCAGCAGTTTGCTGGGCATAGTATTTTATGGAATAGGTATCGTAGTTTGCAAGCCATTTATGCTGTGCAAAGCTACATGCATGACATGGGCGTGGTGAACATACAAACACACATGGATAACATGCTGTTTGAAACTGAATACCATGCACCAGATTATGTTCAAACCTTGCAAAAATTAGTATCACGTGAAATTCAAACTTGGGAAGGAAATACTTTTCTTGAATGGTGTCACTTAAATAATCATGCAGTTACCCCAGCGCCGGGTATGCACCCACTAGAGTCTGCCCATGAGGCGGCGTCAGACTTTTGGTATGAAGATTATAAACAGGCTCTTAACATTTAACAACTGAAAGGTAACATTATGGCAACAGCAAAATCAGTAAAATCGTTTGGCGACAAGCTGACAAAAATCAACGAGTCGTATACCATTAATCGGTATGACAATGGCTTCATGGTAGAAGCCGGTGGGCGCAACAAGAAAGGTGACTACGTCACTGCCAAGATCTTGTGCAACACCTTGGACGAGGTGCTGGCTCTGGTCAAGGAAGCTGGCGAAATGGAATTGGATAATTAAGGAGAAAATCATGGTTGAAACAACTTACACAAGCGGAATTGCATATCGTTCTGCCAGCGAAATTAACTCAGCAATGAGTCGTGTGTACGGACACATGAGTCTAGCAGTGATTGTATCAATGCTGGTGAGTTACTTTGTGGGTACTAGTCCCGAGCTGCTGGCATTCTTTTTTACTGGGGTATTGAAATGGGTTGTAATTTTTGCACCCCTCATACTGATTTTAGCTTTTAGTGTGGCCAGTGACAAGTTTAGCAAAACAGGACTTCAGATATTTTTACATAGTTTTGCGGCCCTGATGGGTTTGAGTTTTGCCACTATCTTTGCTGTGTTCACCATGGGGTCAATTGTTAGTGCTTTCATGGGTGCGGCCATCCTGTTTGGTGTCATGAGTGGTTATGGCTACTTTACCAAGCAGAGCCTGGATAGCATGGGCAAGTTTATGTTTGTGGGCTTGGTTGCTATTGTTATTGCCAGTATTGTCAATATCTTTATTGGCAGCACCGTGATGCAGATGGTGATTTCAGCATTGGCTATTATTATCTTCCTTGGATTAACTGCCTACGACACACAAAAGATCCGTGAGGAGCTCAGTATGGAAACTAGTGATAGCGCAGAAGTGCGTGGTGCACTAACTCTGTACATGGACTTTATCAACTTGTTTATCAACTTGTTACAAATTTTTGGTGATAGGAAGTAATTGTGACTGATCTAGTAACAGTGTTAGAGTCGCATGACTGGAGTTTAGATGGTTATGCAACAAGACCGCAACTGGATCAGTTGATGAAGTCTCATACTGATGTTGCAGAAGCAAAAACACTATGGGAACAACATTGCCCCTGGAGCGAAACCAATGGTGGCTACATTGCCTGGGCGCTCACATCGCTAAGTAAAGGAGCCAAATCATGACAATATGGACATTAAAAACATTACATAAAAAGTCTGCCGTTGAACAACAGTTCTGGTACAAAGACGGCAAAGTTGTTATTCGCGAGGAAGGCTATCGCTGGGGTGAGTTCTATTGCGAAAGTGACGAACAACCAGAGATTGATCTAGACAATGCCAACGGCTATAATCTAAGCGAAAGCGACTACGATTGGGAACTGACCAGTCTTGATGACGGCTGTTGGGCTGACTGGACCTTCCCCGAAGATATGTCCGAGGAAGAACAGGCAGAGATTGAAGCAGCTTGGGAAGAAGAGTACTTTGAAGGCATGGAAGAACTGGGTTGGCGCAATGACGACACAGAATATATTCTACAAGGCCCATTAGAATTGTCAGATGAAGATGGTATTGTAGTAGCACAAGGTGGCAATAATGAGTAAAGTTTATCTTATCAAACCTCTGGAAAAGAAAAGCATCGTCTATCATGTAGAAATGTATCGTAATAATCCAGACGGCAGTGTTGGTTGGTTCAATATCGACGAAACTTATCGCTGGGGTCAAGGTTTCATCGAAGAAGATCTTGACTGCAATCTTCCCTGGAAAGGTGATCCTGTTGCCTATGCTAGAGCAGATGCAGGGTGGGGCTGTGAGTTCGATGACAGTGTTAGCATTGAATGGGAATTCAGTGATGACATCACAGCAGTAGAACAACAACAAATCAAAAAATCATATTACCAAGGTGGTGCTGCATGGCTGTTTGATGGCGATCACAGTTGGTCTGAAGAAGATACTGCTGTTCATATTATTGCACCGTATCAAATTGACCTGTGTGAGGAAGATGGCACGGTTATTGAAGAAAACATAAAACTAAAATCTCGCCACGACCCAGGTAGTACTTGGCCATTTCCAACCACCTAAATTCAAAATTGAGCAAGAAACACTTGCATATCTAGATATAAACTGTTACAATAAAACATGGAAAAAATTACTTACACAGAGATATTTTATAGTGTACAAGGTGAAGGACGCTGGGCCGGTGTGCCTAGTGTTTTCTTTCGTACATACGGGTGCAACTTCCGTTGTCGCAAGTTTGGGCGTGATCGAGATGAAGTCATTGACGGGCACAACCCAGAAGTGATCCAGATCATCAAAGACATTGATCAGTATCGAGAGTTCAAAGATTTGCCTTTGGTGAGTTCTGGTTGCGATACGTATGCTAGTATCTACCCTGAATTCAAACGTTTCAACGAACAAGATGAAGTTGGGGTCATTGCTGATAAAATACATGCCATGATTCCCGGCAATCGCTGGGACACTGCTGGACGCAACAATGAAGCACACTTGGTGATCACTGGTGGCGAACCATTGTTGGGATATCAAAAGTTGTATCCTGAGCTACTTGAGGCATGTCGAGCACAGGGCTTGAGAGACCTTACTTTTGAAACCAATGGAACTCAAGCATTGTATCCCGAAGTGCGCGAATACTTGTTTGAAGAGTTTACACGACATGGGCGAGATTACGACAAGCTGACATTTAGTGTGAGTCCTAAATTGCCATGCAGTGGCGAGCCTTGGGACACTGCCATCAAGCCCGAGCATGTGGTAAGTTATCAAGACATTGGCCACACGTATTTGAAGTTTGTTGTGGCCACTGAACAAGACGTTGCCGACGCTGATGCCGCTGTTGAACTGTATCGCAAGGCTGGCTTTGGTGGACCAATCTATTTGATGCCAGCAGGTGGCGTGCCGCAGGTATACAACTTAAACACACAACAAGTTGCCAAGCTGGCCATGGATCGTGGATACCGATACAGCCCAAGACTGCAGGTGGACATTTGGCGCAATGCCTGGGGCACTTGATGAACCAGCGAATTAAAGAACTAGCCTTAGAGTGCTACAATCCTTACAGCAACTTTGATCACGAAAAGTTCGCCGAGTTAATTGTGCGTGAATGTGCCAAGGTTGCGTGGTATCATACTCCTGATACAGAGGAACTTGAATACGGTCACTTGATTGGAGACAAGATTTTGAAGCGTTTCGGAGTTGGAGAATGATTAGAGTTGTAATTACTCGTGCCCAGTATGAAAAAATAAGAGAAGTGTTTGAAATGTACGACAGTATGGATCGCATAATCCTTACTGAAGATGCAAGTAAAGGTGCTGGCATCGGTGCAGTGACGACTATCGAGTTTGATCCCAAGAGTACAGTCAAACTTGACATCACCGATGTGTCTAGTTGGTAATGGCATTTGATCCAGGTTCTCAGAAAGACTACTGGTTTAAGCGCAGGTGTATTGGCACCGAGCTTAAATTTACAATAATGCCAAGAGAATGTTATTTCACCGGCAAAATATTGTGGTTTGTGACAGCTTACAAACAAACATCAATGATATTAGGACCAGGTGAGCCAATATTTGAGTATCGATGGTACAACAAACAAGATTTCTTAATTGAAAGAATAAAGGGAACAGTATGAGTTATTTGTTTACAAGTGAGAGTGTGTCAGAAGGACACCCAGATAAAATTGCAGATGCCATCAGCGATGCTGTGCTAGATTTGTTTATGGCACAGAAGAACCCTGCACTACGTTGTGCATGCGAAACACTGGTCACAACCAATCGTGTGGTCATTGCCGGGGAATTCAAGGGACTGATCTCCGACGAAGCCATCGACAGTGCTGTTCGCAGGGTCATACGTGATGTTGGCTACGAACAATCAGGATTTGACTGGCGCACAGTGGAAATTACCAATTTGTTACACGGTCAGAGTGCCGACATTGCCCTGGGAACAGACACATTTGGGGCTGGCGATCAGGGCTTGATGTTTGGGTATGCCTGCAACGAAACCACAGCGCACATGCCCAGTGCAATTTACTGGAGCCATCGCATTGTTGAAGAGTTGGCCAAAATCCGCAAAGCAGGCACAGTGACTTGGCTAGAACCAGATGCCAAGAGTCAAGTCACATTTGAATACAACGATGACGGCACACCCCGGCGTATTGCCAAAGTTGTTTGTAGTACACAACACGCAGAAAACATAGGCATTGACCAAGTTCGAATGGTGGTAGAAAATATTATTCGCGGAGTGTTGCCGGAGAAATACATTGATAATGAAACTGAATTCTTTATTAACCCTACTGGTAGATTTGTTATCGGTGGTCCTGATGGCGATACTGGGCTTACTGGCCGTAAGATTATTGTTGATACTTACGGTGGCTATGCTCCTCATGGTGGTGGAGCCTTCTCAGGCAAAGATCCTACTAAAGTGGATCGCAGTGCCGCTTACATGATGCGATACCTTGCCAAGAACATTGTGGCCAGCGGTCGAGCTGATTGGGCCACTGTGCAGATCAGTTATGCCATTGGGTTGGCGCAACCCATGAGTTTTTATGTTGAGACTGACCATAAGCCACAAAGTCGTGAATTGACTAAATGGATACAAGACAATGTTGATTTGACACCTCGAGGTATCATTGAGCGATTTGACCTATATCGCCCAATTTATGGCACTACAACAAACTACGGACACTTTGGTAAGGATCACTTGCCTTGGGAAACTGTAGACTTATTTTAAGGACTGATTATGTTTGATAAACTCAAAGGTTGGTTTGGCACAGGACACAACGTGAATCCTGAACCCACACAATCCAAGCCCGAGACACCGCCTGCTCCGCCTAAGAAAAAAGCACCCGAAAAGACAGCCAAGGAACTGGCTGACGAATCAGGAGAACCATACGTGGCTATTCTCAGCATGGAGGTTGATCCAGACAATCTGCATCAGGGTGCGTTTGATCTTGACTGGAACGACAAGTTTGTTGCCAACTTGGTAAGAGCCGGTTATCAAGGCAAGACCGATGCTGACATTGTAGATTTGTGGTTCCAGAATGTTTGCAGACATGTGGTCATGGAAACATGGGAACAGGAACAAGCAATGAATCCAAGTCCTCAACGATATACTCGTAGCAAGGATATTGGTAACGGGCGTAGAGAAGTCAGCTGACATGAAGATTGGTGTGTTTGGGGACAGCTTTGCTGATGCAAAACTTACTGATTGTTGGTTTAATTTGCTGGCCAGTGACCACGGGCATACTGTAAAATCCTTTGGGCTGGGTGGTACTAGCATTATGTACAGTGCCAAGCTAGTTGATATCTATGCCAGCCAGTTTGACTTGGTTATATGGGCACTGACTGAATCAGATCGGCACACACTGCAAGTTGGTTCAAGAATTATTCCGTTGTTGCCGGGTTCGTCGGCACCAAGTATTTTGCTCAAGGTCAGCGATGAATTACCAATTGGTAAGTTTCATGCTGTGTATCAGGATTACATGAAATATTTGTTCAGCAGGAAAGATGCTGACTTTGGGGCTCAATGTATAGTAAACAGCATGATGACTACACATCAAAATATTTTAATACTGCCTTGCTTCCCTAATCCGTTGCATACCGAGTTTTCATTGATGTCTGTTAGTGAGATGGAATCTCAGTGCTATTTTCCCAATCAATCATTATCAAAGGTCTGGGAACAATATCGGGATTTAAGACAGGGTCATATCACTGCGGCAAATCATGCTGTGCTTGCAAGGTACATCAACGACAACTTGGAACCCGGCATACTTCGAATGAGCCTTGACAAGTTTGTTGCGCCAGGTGAACCACTCAGCCAGTTATTTCAATGACTCTGGTAACCATCAATGATCTAACCCCGGTTCAGGCGCTGGATATTGTGTATGATTTACGTGCACAGGGATTGGTGCAAGGAACAGATTTTGATTTTGCTTGGCACCAGAGTCGGTGGGATGAAATGATTGGTGAAATTCCTAAACGTGTTGAATTTGAGTTTAACAACCCGACTCATGCCAGTTGGTTTTCTTTAAAATATCATCCATCATGAATCTAGTTTTTTCTCAAGGACATGTATACGGTGCACGATACCATACAGTAAAGCCCGACTTCGTAGCAGATACACAAACATGGTTTCGCAAGGAGTGGGATGCTATGGTAGAATGGTGTGTTGAAGTGTATGGCCCTACACCTGATGACGGTGTATGGACTCCGAACTCACGGTGGTATGTTAATAATGCAAAGTTCTGGTTTCGCAACGAGAAAGATCTCACAATGTTTGTATTGAGGTGGGCATGATGTACAATATTATTGAAGAAGTTGAATACCAACCAGGCGCAGTAGTCAATGTAAAAAAGCAAATATGGGATGATGCCAGACAAGAATTTGTGACCAAACGTTTTATACGATATTACAGAAATACTCAATCCGAGGTTGAGCGAGATTGCACAACACTAACTGAGGCATATGGTATGCCTCAGTATCAAGGCATGTGGTGGGTTGAACGTAGCAGACGCTATGTTTGGCTGGCCGAAAGTGCCGCAACTTTTTGGACATTAAAAAACACATGATATTCAATCACATCAAACAACTCAAAGCCGATGGCAAGAAAATTGGCATCACATTCAGCACGTTCGACATGCTACATGCAGGGCACATTGCCATGTTAAGCGAAGCCAAGAATCATTGCGATTACTTGATTTGTGGATTGCAAACTGATCCCACAATTGATCGACCAGACACCAAGAACAAGCCCGTTCAAAGTATTGTTGAACGCCAGATTCAATTGTCGGCCTGTCGCTACGTTGATGAAGTTGTGGTTTACCAAACTGAACAGGATTTGGTGGACTTGTTGTTAATCCTTCCCTTGGATGTGCGTATCTTGGGTGTGGAATATGCCGACAAAGAGTTCTCTGGACGATGGGAAGGTGGAGAACGGGGTATTGAGATTGTGTTCAATGGACGTGACCATAGTTTTAGTTCTAGTAGTCTACGCAAACGTGTGGTGGCTGCAGAAACATTCAAGGTGTTGAAAGATGGAACCACTCAAGCCTCCTAAGACCTTCAAGGTCTATTCACTGATCAAGCAGACTGGACTGTTGATGAACTATGTGTACGTAGCCGGCACTGGCCATGTGCAATATGGCCCAGGTTTTTATGCCACAAGAGACGAAGCTGAACACAGCAGAACGCTGGAATTTCTCAAGGACACTGCTACTCCAAAGTCCAACTATCTTGTGTTTGAACTTGAAGTTCCCAATCCAGCCTATCACGAATGACAGAAATCAAAGTTAATTTTGGACTGGATCGAGCAGTCAGCATTTTGGAACAAACTGTCGGTGCTCGTCGTTACTGGCTACACAATCGCGTGGGCGGCGATGATTGGGAAGTGGTAAAGTCAAACAATGGTACAACTGTCAAGCTTCGTGATGCAAAAATGCTAACTTACTTTTTATTAAAACTAAAATGATAATCTATGTAAACGGGGACAGCCATGCCGCTGCTGCTGAAGCGGTAAATTCATTTTCATGGGCACAAGATGACGGATTGTTTTGGGGCATGGGCAAGCGGCCACACCCCGACAACGAACGTGCCAGCTTTGGGTGTGAATTGGCCAATCATTATCATGCTGTGTTATGGTGCGATGCGCAAGCTGGGTGCTCGAATACTCGAATTATGCGTACCACTCGCGAGTGGATTGATCGCAATCAAAGTCAACTCAAAGACACATTCATGGTAATTCAATGGAGCACTTGGGAACGAGAGGAATGGTGGCACAACGGTCACGACTTCCAAGTCAATGCTAGTGGCATTGATCATGTGCCTGTTGAGCTACAAGATCAATACAAACAGTTTGTTGCCAACATAGACTGGAATCAATGCAAAGAACAAGCACACAACGATATCTGGGAATTTCATACCGAACTAAAACAATCGGGTGTCCGGTATGTCATGTTTAATGGTAACAATCACTTTGCTGGACTACCAGAATACAACTGGGGTGCAAACTACATGGATCCGTATTCTGAGCAAGGCACATACAATAGTGTGCTGAGAAACAACGGTTTTCAACCAGTTGCGCCAGAATCTTGGCATTTTGATGCCAATGCCCATTGCTTTTGGTCGGAATATCTGTTACAATACATTAACAAACACAACCTGGTATAACATGCGATATCTACTGATTGATACTTCAAATATGTTTTTTCGAGCACGGCACGTGGCTTTTCGTGCGTCTGATCCTTGGGAAAAGGTTGGGTATGCACTGCACATTACCCTGAGCTCAATTAACAAAGTGGTGCGCAAATTCAATGCAGACCATGTGGTGTTCGCACTAGAGGGGCGTAGCTGGCGTAAAGATTTTTACAAACCATACAAAGCAAATCGAGCAGTTGCCCGAGCTGCCTTGACAGAATCCGAAGCTGAAGAAGATAAAATGTTTTGGGAAACGTATGACGAGTTGACCAAATATCTCAGCGAGCAATCAAACTGTTCAGTTATCCGACATGAACGTGCAGAAGCGGATGATGTCATTGCCCGCTGGATTGCATTGCACCCCCAAGACCAACACACAATCATTTCAAGTGATACAGATTTTATACAATTGTTGGCAGAAAATGTAGATCAGTACAATGGCATCACTGACGAGTTGCACACCATCAAGGGCATATTCAACGACAAAGGCACAGTGATTATTGACAAGAAAACAAAGTTGCCCAAGACTGTGCCCGATCCCAAATGGTTACTATTTGAAAAGTGCATGCGTGGCGATCCCAGTGACAATGTGTTTAGTGCATATCCGGGGGTGAGAACCAAGGGTACAAAAAACAAAGTTGGCTTGTTAGAGGCCTACGAAGATCGAGAGAAAAAAGGATTCAATTGGAACAATCTCATGTTGCAACGTTGGTCCGACCATAATGGCGAAGAACATCGTGTGCTTGACGATTACACACGCAATGTCACTTTGGTTGATTTAACTGCGCAACCAGAAGAGATTAAAAATCTAGTGGACACTGCTATAAAAGAAATGATCAGCCACAAGGACGTTGGGCAAGTTGGTGTAAAATTCATGAGATTTTGTGCCAAGTTTGATTTGACACGTCTGTCAGAATCTGCTGAGCAAACTGCTCGGTGGTTGAATAAAACGTACGAAGGAGTATTAGATGTTAATTGCAAAACCAGTAGTACCTGACCAGTATTGGATCTTGAGAGATCCGGTACATGATGAAAAAATCGGAAACATCCAGGCCGACGATCAAGGATACTCTGTGCGTATCAATGACAATGTCACAAGGTTTAAAACCCTTGACATGATCCAGCAACGTGCACACGTGAACTTTCAACAGGCTCAAGAGTTGCCAACAGAGCAACCCACGCACTTGGTACACGGTTATCCTACAGATTGTGTGGCATTTAACGGTGTGTGGAATGTGCAACGCCATCTACCATTGTACACTCAAGAAGAAAGATCCAAGTCTTGGTTTGCCGCAGGATGGTATCAAGTCAGGCAACACCGAGGATGGAAAGTGATGTTTTGCCCCAAGTTAATCATGTTGGACCGGCACGACTACAAAGGTCCGTTTACCAGCAAAGCAGAGGCAGTGGTCAAATGAGCTTGCATATCACTAAATTTGTTGATCGCATCAAGGCAGCTGAAAGTCGTAATCAACGCGACTTGATGTTGAGCATTACCGAAGCCAGAGACTTGCATGCAGATATCACAAAACTGCTGGTGTTGGTATCTGCCTTGCAAGAAAACTCAGCTAAGACTAGTAGTGCAGACACCGCAGTAACTGTTGAATTACACGGTGGATCATTCTAAAAACTACTCAGTTTATTGATAAATAAACTTGGAGAAGAGAACAGAATGAGCAGACCTAAACCACACGTTATAGTAGAAGTAACTGATCGCACTACCTATTGTAGTCAACAGGTGCTGGCCGCCGATGGCATATGGGCGGTTTTCTTTGATGGTGCACCTATCAATTTAAAAACCACAAACATGTTGGTTAACTATCCAGGGCCCAAGTATCGCAAGGTGAGTTTTAGCAATTCCGGACATGCAATCAATCTAGCACGTAAACTCAACACACAGTTTAAATCTGATAAATTCACCGTGGTTTTGCTCAACAAAGGTGAAACTGTTTATCCCGGTGTCCACACGAAAACTTAATATTGTAACTGGGCTATTGCCTACTGTGCCCGAAGCCATTCGAGAAACAGTAGATCAGGCCATGATAACATGGTGGATGAATCTGCGTGACACAGGCGGCTTGAGATTGACCGACCACGGATACAAAATCATGCACAATGTTCTTGATATAGAATCCTGGAGTGTAGACATATCAACTCCCAAAAATACACTTTCAAAGAAAGTGATTCTGGCCATGGACAAGAAACTTGACTGGCCATACTACATTGCAGTTGGCAAGAAAAAAGTTGTTTTCTTTTCAAGCAAGGAAGCTATGATGGCTTCCTTGTACGGCGATTTAAAAGCTTGGTTGGCAGTGGGTTAATACCACATGCTATACCCGGTGCGGTCGTATCTAGCTTGCTTGGCTTTGCCAACCTCAATCAATAGGTCCCATACGGATTTTGCTAATTTCTTGATCATAGATACTGTTCCTTGCGAGAATTGAATTGTCGAACATAGTTTTCCAATTGTGCGGCATCGGTAATGCCTTTGGTGCTTAGATACGCATCTAAACGGCTTTGGTAACTGCTACCGGAAAACATCTCGGACAAGCGTTCCAAAATTCCCAACATAAAATCAGATAAAGTTTTCATTGTGTGTTTTTCCTTTTTGATGTAGACACTCATGGTTTCTACTGAGTATTTATGTTGCACTGCAACACGACTCATGGTTTCTACTGATTTTTGGTTGACTTAAAAATCCAGATCGCTTATACTGTAATTACAGTAAAAAGCAATCAAGAAAGGAGCCCAAAATGGCAGAAGTCAAACTTTCCGGACTGTACAAAGTCACAGTGACCGAATATGAATGTGGTGTACAACGAGTTGACCCCAATGACACTTGCTTTTATACCACACTGGAAGAAGCCAAGGCCTACAAGGCACACTGGGAAACAGGTGGTAGTCGTGAGTGCTACTGGAGAGCAGAAATTCAAAAAGTAAGCTAACACTTTGACCCTACAACACGTAGGGGTTTTTGTGACTGTTATTGAGACCTGTGTTATAATGGTAGTTCAACAACAAAGGAGCCAGCATGTCAAACGCACAAATTCTTGTTGCTAATATTGCACGAGCAAAGATTATCTACAATAAAAACAAAGAAACCTACAAAATCATTGTTGCATTTAATGTGTATCCCCGAGAAAATGATCGCGGAGATATAGTATATCCGTTTCCCACACAAGCAAAATGCGATTTTGTTTCGGGAGATATTTCATATGATACTATCGAAAATGATAAACTACGCATTATTGGACAAGCTAAACAACGTTTGCGCACCGATAATATTGAGTTTGTATAATTGATTATCGATAATATTATCGATTATCCCGACAATGTTGCAGAAATACAACATCAAAAAACCCCAGAAATCTGGGGTTTTTGTTGATTCTGGTTGACCAGAATTGCAAGATCGGTTATAATACTAGTATGGAAATTAAAAAAGCAACCCGAAAAAAACGTGCAGATCGCACTCACATCATTTACCGCATTGAGAGCGGTGCAGACTTCTACATTGGCGTCACTGCCAAGACAGAAAGCACTGTTCTAAAGAGTGTGAAAACACGTATCAACAAGCACATCTATCGCTCACGTAGCGAAGACAAGAGCTGGGCTCTGTACGAAGCAATTCGTGAGCGTGGCACAGGTGCTTTTCAGTTTCGTATTGTTGCAGTGGTGCGTGGTAAAACAGAAGCACACACCGCAGAACGTGCTTTGATTCGTGAGCTCAAGCCCAATTTGAACACTGATGTGCGTGGTGTTGCTTAAAAACAACACTAGATTCTGGTTGACCAGAATTGGGTAATTTCGTATAATAGAAGTATAGTAAGCAACAAAGGAGCTAGAAATGGAAACAATGACAACTTGGGAAGACATGAGTGCTCTGGAACAAGCCCAATGCATGTTCTGGGATATGTACAAAGATGCATATGGCGTTCGTCCCCGTGGCATTGATACTAGCACCTGGACTCTTGAGGACTTTGAAGCAGAGTTCAGAGTTCTTGGTCAAGTCATTGAGCGTGAAGAAATTGCTCGCAAAGCCGCAGAAGTATCGGCTGTGGAAGCATTTGAGCGCCGTGTTGCTGAATTAATTAACACTGGCGCCAAAGACTACGAAATGGCCATGCGCTGGATTCACGAAGCCGAAGAGACAAATGGTGACAATGATTACCTTGCTTGGACTCTGGGCTTGCCCTATCAATATTTTCGCAAAGCAGCCTAAGGAGACCACAATGGCATACATGAATCAAGAACGCAAAGCAAAAATCGCAACTGCACTCAAGCCTGTGCTTGCCAAGTATGGTATCAAAGGAACTTTGTCAGTTCGCAATCACATGACAATTTCCCTGACTCTAAAATCAGGACCTATTGATTTTATTGCCAACAGCAATCGTGTCTGTGGTAACGATCACTATCAGGTGGCTCGTGGATTTCGTCCTAACGATACTAGTTACGATCAAGTAAACCCTTACTGGTTTCAAGACCATTATGATGGTGATGCCAAGGCTTTCTTAACTGAAGCATTTGTGGCGCTCAAGGCCGCTGACTACTACGATGAATCAGACGCAATGACTGATTACTTTAACACCGCATACTACTACGAGTTGAACATTGGTCGCTGGGATCGTCCCTACGCATTGACCAAATGACTTGACCAGAAATTGGTATTTTGCTATAATAGAAGCATAGTAAGAAACAAGGATCATTTATGTTAAAAGAACACACACAATCCAGTTACTACAATGAAAGACACGGCAGTCCGTATGATCGTGGTCAAGCAGACAGCTACTACGGTCGTGAGTACAGCCCTCATTATTTTGAGAGTGACAGTTACAATAGTCCTCGCATTGAATTGGCTGATATGTCAGCTGAAGAAATCGTGGCATACACCGCAGGCTATCGTGACAACGAAGCTCGTGGCGACAAAAAAGATTGGAATTGATATGAGCAAGATGAGCGAACTATCTTTTGAAATTGCCGACATGCTGGAAGCTGGTTACTTGCCGGTGACTATTGCTAGAAATTTGGAAATCCCGGTGAGCTGGGTATACGAAACTTCAGACACTGTGGATACAGACAGTGAAGAACTCAGTCCTTTTGAAACCATCAACAGTTAAGGAATTGCTATGACCATGCCTGCTGGACGTTATTACATTGGTGATTTGTGCTATGTCACGCACCCTGAATGGCAAGAAGTTTGCGAACTTTTCTTCCCACCAGGTGCACCCGGGCGCGGTGTTGAAGGTGAGTTTACATTAAAGGATGGTCGTCGTTTTGCCAGCTTTGGAACAGCCTGGGGTGATGGCACATACAATAGCAACATTGGTACCGAACACATGGTAGACTCGGGCTCTATTGGCTGTATCCGTGTTGAAGATATTTGCGATACTACATACAATAACCTTGAGCAATTGGGTGCTATTGTAGAATTTGAACAACCATTTGAAGTCAGAAAAGTAAGTCTAGGCCTGCTGAGGTTTGGACATGTGGATATCAACACAGATGCTGACTATGATGAAGAAGAAGACGTAGAAGACGAAGAAGCATATTAACAAATCGATTGACTCAATTTGAGTCAATTGAAACTTTTTAAGGACATATCATGGCAGGCAAAGCAAAATCGTTGTATTTGAGTATTGTGGATCGCAAAACTCACAAGACTGTATTGCACAAGCAATTTTTTGAAGCCAAAAGCTTGAATGAATTTCTTAAAGACGAAACACTACGGGAAAAGTATCCCAATGACCAATACCAGTTTGTAAAAGAAACTTATTAGAGTAAATAGTATCCAGGAGGTCAATCATGAAGACGGCTATCAAGGTCACACGCAAGACTCGACAACATTTTGTGTTGTTTTGTGCAGGCACGCCTTTTAAACCCAAACGTGTTGAACTCAAGACACAGTATCAACGCAAAGACAAACATCCCACCAAGGGCATATACAATGATTAAGCTTTCTGGACTTACCCCTCTTCAAGTTGAACTGTGCAATCATATCTGGAGCTTGAACACTCAAGAAGACGTGATTGAGTGGTTGTCGAGCCTGCCCAAGCCTTTGCGTATCGAGGCCACTGTGATGATGCAGATGATCATTGCAGAGGTAATTGACAATGCGGAAGTTGAAGACTTGTCGCTTGCCAATGCAGTGATCAATCGTATCAAACAACTCTAATGTCCAGTAATTTTTGCGCACTACCGTTTCATCATGTCATGATCGAGCCCAACGGCAGATATAATATCTGTTGTCAGCACCAAGCACCTGCGGATCAACACTGTAATATTAAAAGTTCCACAGTAGACGAATGGCAGGGCAGTGCCTATGTTGCACAGGTTCGATCCGCATTTGAACAAGATCAACGACATGCTGGATGTGAAAACTGCTGGGCACAAGAAGATCAAGGCTTTGAAAGTATGCGAACTCGCACTGCCAGCGAGTATCAGTTGTTGGGCATTGACACACAGCAACCAGTCACAACCAATGTTGAGGTCAACCTTGGAAATCTGTGCAATCTAAAATGCTTGATGTGCAATGAATTCAACAGCAGTGCCATTTTGTCTGAGAATATTCAGTTGGGCATCAATACAATATCACAGCTGGAATTGAAATGGAACGATCAAGCTTTTGCAAATTTAACCAATTTGGTCAAGCAAGGACCCAAGGTATTGAACATACGCGGCGGCGAACCTTTTTACAACAAACAGTTGTTGGAACTGATTAATTCTATTTCTGACCACCAGGCACAAAACATGGTATTGCACATCAGCACCAATGCCACTATATGGAATGTCAAGTGGCAAGCGGCATTGGAAAGATTCAAACTGGTTCGCATGATGTTCAGTGTTGATGGAGTGAGCGATTTGTACGAGTACATTCGATTTCCGGGCGTGTGGGAGCAGACAAAACAAAATATTTTAGAAATCTCTAAAATGAAAAATGTCAAACCACTGGTTTACACAGTTGTTCAGAATTTGAATGTTGCACATCTTGGTGATATTATCAAGTGGTGTGTTGAACAAAACATTTATCACATGTGTGATATGTTGCACCAGCCCAGTTATTTGCAAATTACCAATTTGCCGGATCTAACTAGATTTGAAACAATTTCAAAACTGGGCGAATTAGTCAATCAAGGATACCCAAGTCATGTTGACGAGTTGGTACAGAATTGTATTGTGACACTGGCAGTGTCCGAGCATGACAAAGTGTTGTGGTCTGAGTTTGTTGCCTATATCAGCCAGCGTGATTCAATCCGCGGAAACGATCATCGAAAATTTATCAAGTACGAGTAAGACATGAAGAAAATATACTATGTTAAAGAAGGCAGAAAATATGTTCCGGTGGCAGAATATGACAGTGATCTGTTGGATAGTTTCCACAAAGGCACACACATTGTCATGAGCTACCCTGGTGGGCAGAGTCGACGATACAATATTGATCCAGCGTATGGTCCCATGATTGCCGCCGGTCGTGTGGCAGAAGATGCCATGTGCAAAGCCATCGGCAAGGCTGCAGAACTTCGACCACCAAGAACCCCAATTACTGCAAAACAAAAGAAAGCATGGAATGCATTGGCAGAAGCATTTGGAGACGAGCTTTGCACCCTACAGGGACTCAGCATCCGTGACTGTGCCGAAGCCGGCGTCAGTGCCATGCAAGAAGAAGCCGACAAACTACTATCCAATCCTGCAGTTCGGCAAGCCTGGGAGCAGTTTCACCTTGTGTGCCAATTGACAAAACAATAATTCTAGTGTAAAATACAAACAACGGGCCGTTAGCTCATGCTGGTTAGAGCAGTGGACTCATAATCCATTGGTGCTGTGTTCGACTCACAGACGGCCCACCATTTATTTTGAAAGACAACAATGACTGATACCCCCAAGACAATTAAAGTTGAATTTGCCCCTGGATGTTTTGACAACTTCGATGGCACACAAGAAGAACTTGACGCACTGGTAGCTGAAATCACACAGTTGGCACAGAGCGGTCAGCTGGAGGAAAATTCAACGCCAGTTGATGACGATGCCTGGGAACAGTTATCAGACGAGGAAAGAGAAATCATCTCCAGTGCTCTTGAGCATGTGTCTGAAGGATCTACCAAAAAAAATCTAAACTGACATGACTGTGACCAAGGTTCATTTTATAAATCATTCGTCATTGTTGATCAATCACGGAGATAGTTACATCTGGACCGACCCATTGTTTTCGTCAACAGCATTTGAAACCATGCTGTCATCACCTCCCATGTCAGTGCACCCAGCTTATCTTTTGGCACTGTCAAAATCTTCTGCTGATTTTTACATACTGATCAGCCACGGGCATGACGACCATATTGATGATCGACTGTTGAAATTGTTTGCACATTGCAAGATTGTGACCACAAAGTTTCAATCACCCAGTGTGGTCAATCGACTCAAGCGAGCCGGCTTTGTTGACGTCATTGAGATTGACACCACACCCACACAATGCGGAGTATTTGAACTCAGTGGGTTTATTAATTCTAGCTACTCGTTAGATGATTCGTTGCAGTTGATCAATGCTCCAGATTTGAGCGTGATACACGCCAACGATTGTTGGTGGCCACTACCAGATAATCACTTGGCTACTCTTAAAGAGAGGTTACGCCCAACATCGTTATTGGCCAGTCAAATTGGTGTTGCTGATAGTTTTCCCGGTGGATACAATTGCTTTACAGATGAAGAAAAAACACAGTTACAGAGTGCTCGAACTAGAACACAGATTGTGTCGGGTGCAAAAAACTTTATCAACTTAGATGCAACATATTTTTTACATTATGCGGCACATCTAAAAACATTTTCAACCAATGTTCGGGCCAACGAAATGTCAGGCTTTGTCAGTCGAGAGTTTGTAAATCAAACATTGGCACAAGAACAGTTGTCTGTTAATTTACTTGATATGTTGCCAGGCGATTACTTTGAGCACGGTCAAGTTGTGCAAGGTATTGGTAGAAAGCACTACACTGAAGATGGCATCAAGCAAGCATCTGTGAACTTTTGGAATGAGTACGGCGAGTTGCGATACCGAGATCTTGAGTTAGAGTTTACTGTTGCACAACGTAACCAACTCATGGATATTTTTATAGATAAGTTCTTGGCATACGTGCCCCAGGCCGCAGAAGCCAAACAGTTTCGTATGGAAATATTAGAATCAAATTTTGAATTTGCGATTGATTCTTACCAGAGATCCGTTAGCTTTGACAATTTTGCCGAACCTAACAGAGTTGATCTTGCAGTGATCTGGGAGCCACGCATTGCCGACTTGATCCTTGGCGGAGTGATCAATTTTGAAGCTTCTTATATTGGTGGGCTTGGAACTTTTTCATCAAACCCTGCATTGAAAAATAACGGGCATGCTGTTAGATGGCTCAGTATGTTTGGGTATGTTTGGCAAAAGCATCTAGCAACCAAATACGTTCAACAAGTATGTCAAACAAAATAAGCTCAAGCCCTGATCGGCACACCTTTCAAAAAGAAAGTTACATTAAACGTTGCAAGGAGTATGGCGAAGAGCCCAATCCTGACTATGTTAAAATGTATGACTCTTGGCAAGAACAAGCAGCAGAACAAATCTTGGATTCTGCCTGGCAAAAGGACAATATGGAATATGATCTTCGTAGTACTGACTGGATCCTGGAAAAAGTTCGTACCAGCGACTCTTATGCTCAGAACTTGTATGCAGCCATGTGCAACATGCAGTTTCAAAAGATTGATGTTTGGCCTATTTTAAAGAATGAACGCTGGAGTGCCAGTTGGCGTTATGCCGGCGGCATTGTGGCAGACATGTGCGGCAAGGGCGACTACATGGACTGGTACTGCTCAGGCATACAAGGGGAAATTTCTGAAGAGGAACTGGCAAAAATGTCTGTGGAACAACAGGAACGGCATCACTGGTACAAAAAAAACTTTGTGGGCGAAGGTGTGGTCACAGACGAAATACGAGAAGATTTAAAAAAATTAGGTTGGACTCCCGTTGAGTGGGAAGACAACTGAACTTACCAAATCACTTGACTAGGTATGCACAGTTGTCTATAATCAAGTATAACTGAACTAGATGGAATATTATGAATTGGTTTTATAGATGGCTAAAAAACAGGCTTGACGACTCAAACTACAACGAACTAGCTTCTCCTTCTGTTTCTAATAGAAAAATTTCGCGACTGATCCACACCTCAGACGTTGATACTGAAAACGGATTGAACATAACAGTTCGCACTGCCGTTGGTGGCAAGATTATTACTTTTAGGCACTACGATTCTCGCACTGATCGAAGCACACACAAGTTGTATATAATTCCCGAAGAATTGGATTTTGAACGTGAACTGGGTAAAATGATCACGCTGGAGAGCATGCGAGGATGATCAAGCAAATAACTCCAACAGGAAGATACATATCGGTATCCGGCGGTCATGGCGTGGGAGTTTACTTCAGTCCCGGTGCTGTAGGAGCTGGCATGATCAGATGGAATACCAACACCAATAACATGGAAGTGTATGATGGTGCCTGCTGGAAAGAAACTTCTAGCCATACATCAGTTGGACTTACTAGCGAAGCCGAAGCACTGCTAGACTGGGCACGAGAAAAGCGTAACGAAGACTCAAGGATCAGAACTTTGATGGAAACGCACCCGGGTCTCAAAGACGCATGGGAAAAGTTTGAGGTCATGAGATTGCTGTGTCTAGAAAACGATTCAACTGCCAAAAAATCTTGAGCACATGATATCGGCACTATAAATATTGTTTGCGTAAGGCCCATACCGGGATTACGCAAACTTTCTTGCTTATTTTAAACTTAAAGGAGAGAGCAAAAATGGAACTAAATCCACTATATGATCGTGTGGTTATTCGGGTAATTGATCCCGATACCCGTAGCCCAGGCGGCATCGTTATCCCAGATAACGCCAAAGAAAAACCCAACACAGGCGAAGTACTAGCAGTAGGCCCAGGACGTATACTCGAAAACGGCAACAAGATCGAAACCACGGTCAAAATTGGCGAGCGAGTGTTGTTCGGGCAAATGTCTGGGCAAAAAATTAGAGTAAATGGTGAAGAGGTCACTATTCTCAAAGAAGAAGATATTTTGGCAATTATCGCATAAGGAAAAACATGACTGCAAAACAAGTAAATTTTGGAAACGACAGCCGTTTCAAACTAGTAGCTGGTGTTAACACACTGGCCAATGCTGTGAAAGTAACACTGGGTCCAAAAGGACGCAATGTTGTGATTCAGAAAGCATACGGAGCACCGGTTATTACCAAGGATGGTGTGAGCGTGGCTCAAGAAATATCCCTAGTGGATCCATTGGAAAACATGGGTGCACAGATGGTCAAGGAAGTGGCTTCCAAGACTGCTGACCGTGCAGGTGATGGTACCACAACTGCCACAGTACTGGCACAGGCCATTGTGGCTGAAGGCATGAAGTATGTTGCAGCCGGTATCAATCCCATGGATCTCAAGCGCGGTATTGATCAAGCCACACAGGCAATCACAGCAGAGTTGACCAACATCAGCAAGCCATGCACTACCAACAAAGAGATTGCACAAGTTGCATCATTGAGTGCCAACAGCGACAGCAGTATTGGTGACATTATTGCTCAAGCCATGGACAAGGTTGGTAGCAAGGGTGTTATCACAGTAGAAGACGGCAAGAGTCTGGACAACGAACTTGAAATCGTTGAAGGCATGCAGTTCGACCGTGGATACTTGAGCCCGTTTTTCATTACCAATCAGGAACGTCAAAAGACTGTGCTTGACAATCCTTTCATCTTGTTGTGCGACAAAAAGATCACAAATATTCGTGACTTGTTGCCGGTACTGGAAGCAGTGAACAAGGCTGGACGGCCTTTGTTGATTCTTGCAGAAGATGTTGAAGGCGAAGCATTGGCCACATTGGTAGTGAACCACATGCGCGGCATTATCAAAACATGTGCAGTCAAGGCACCTGGATTTGGTGATCGTAAACGTGCCATGCTAGACGATATTGGCATTCTCACCGGTGGCCAAGTTGTTGCTGACGAACTGGGACTTACCCTGGACAAAGTCACATTGAGCCAATTGGGGCAGGCCACCAGTGTGGAAATCAACAAAGAGAATACCATCATCATTGGCGGCGCTGGTAGCGAAACTGCTATTCAAGATCGTGTTCGTGCAATACAAGTGCAAGTTGAAGATGCCACAAGCGACTACGATCGCGAAAAACTGCAAGAACGTGTGGCCAAATTGGCAGGTGGTGTTGCTGTGATTCGTGCAGGTGCCGCAACTGAGTTTGAGATGAAAGAGAAGAAGGATCGAATTGACGATGCGCTACATGCCACACGTGCCGCTGTTGAAGCAGGTGTTGTGGTAGGCGGCGGTGTTGCATTGCTACGTGCACGTCAACGCATCAGTTCTCTCAAGGGAGCCAACAGCGATCAAGATGCAGGCATCAGCATTGTGTTGCGAGCATGCGAAGAACCACTTCGTGCAATTGCATACAACGCCGGCGCTGAACCCAGTGTTGTGGTGAATTCGGTCCTAGCTGGAACTGGTAACTTTGGTTACAATGCAGCCAATGACACATATGGTGACTTGGTTGAAAGCGGCGTGCTTGACCCTACCAAGGTCACTCGAACCGCATTGATCAATGCAGCCAGTGTGGCTGGGCTACTACTCACTACCGAATGTTCAATCAATGACGTTCCGGCAGACAAGAACACAGCCAACCAAGGTGGCATGGGAATGATGTAAACAGGAAGTGTTAAAAACTTTCTGGCAAAAAATCTTGTCTTTCTTAAGAAATTAAGGTTGACAAGGTATAAATAAACGTATATAATAGATACTATCATGCAAAGAACAACATCATTGATACCTGCAAAACTAGAACGCACATCAGGCGTGCCATGCGCACATCTGTTGAGCTCACTCTATGAGTTTGCATTTGAGTATCATGATTTCAGGGATTTCTAAATAATATCTGTGTACTACACATTTTTAGAACCCTGGACTTAAACATCCAGGGTTTTTTGTTTTATAAAGGGAAAAATGGATTTAGACATACGAGAGCAAAAACTCCGTCAGAGGATTGAAGAGCAGGGCAATACATTATGCCCGACAACATTTAAAGAATTGCTTGCCAATAAGTTTCAAAGGGCACAAAATTTTTACATAGCTCACAAAAAGTTTGACGATCAGCACAGTGGTATCAAAAAGCAACGCGAGCTTGGAACCCACAATAAAAAGTTCCAAATGGGCGGAGTCCAGGATGACACTTACGGCGAAAACGTAGGCAGTAAAATTGGCAGTTGAGAGAAGGTCTCAACATATATGGGCCAGAGGCGAATATGGTTAGTGTCGCGGCGGACTGTAAATCCGTTACTTAGGAACCGTTGGGGGTTCGAATCCCTCCTGTCCCACCATATAAAAACATACTAGACCCCCACCGGGGCCCGTTAGCATTAGGTACTATGCTAGTGTGTTTCTATATGGATATGTCGCATTAGACTTCTGGTGAGGTCATCACCCTTTCAAGGTGACCAGACGGGATCGTAACCCGTATGCGACTCCAAACATGCAACTTTAGCTGATGTGGTCATAGCGGTGGTCTGAAGAGCCATTGAACCAGGTTCGATCCCTGGAGGTTGCACCAATTATTTTTCAAGACATTTGATTCGATGAATGATTACTTGTTTAACATAAGTGTCATCATGGGCCAACTGGCTTAGCAATCCGGTCAAAAAACCGCGTTGGTAGATCATGAGATCCTTGACTGAATCAAATTTATGCATTTGCTTCATCTGCAATGCTAAGAGTTTTTCTACTAGGTCGGCTTCTGGCAACATGTATTATTTACATTGATGCTCAGAATAATTGACCTATAACAGAATTGTTGTTATAATACATGCTTAGTAAGAGATATTGCCCTGGTGGTGGAATGGTAGACACGCTGGTCTTAGAAGCCAGTGTCGAGAGGCGTGGGAGTTCGAGTCTCCCCTGGGGCACCAAGTTTTGGTAGTAGCGCAAGCGAACTACCCGGAGAAGAGAGGGAGAAGAGAGCGGACATCCATTAACCTTCAAAGTTAATGAAATCAACTCTGGCATTCAGTCTAAACAACTGAACGTGCTTGCATGCTCCAGATGTGACAATTTTGTGTCTTGCCCCTGGGAATATGCAGGTCTCTGTGCTTTGTGCATTGTGACTTGCTTGGTAACTAATTACCATGTTTTTTGTCCAGTCTGTCACTTGCCTTCTTGACTCTGTTTTTATTTTGTTGTGAAGTTGTTGAAAAGGAAATCAAATGAATATTACACTACGTAAAGCCAATACATTGCAAAATGCCATCAATGATGCTGTGAAGAATATTGATGTGACTACCGAGATCAGCATCAACGAATTTCAGGATGCTGAACAAGAAGTTCTCAAAGCTGTGACCAAGTTGAAAACAAACATTGGACGGCGCGATGCGTTGACCACTGTATTGTATCAAATTCGCCAGGCAGTTGGACAAGCCAACAGTGCTGCCGGAGTTGATCGCAAGTTGGCCGAAATTGCTCGACTTGAGAAAGAAGTAAACTTCTACACAGTGTTTGTGTCAAAGTCTGAGAGACTGGCCACAGAAGTGTTGTCTGGTAAATTGGACAAGATTCGCAATCGCAAAGAAGACAGTCGTGCAAGTTTGTATGGCATGGGCGAGAGTGTTGAGACATCTGTGTTGACTAACAGTGACATTGATGGGTTTAAAACTGTGGTAACTTTGGCCAAGAAAGCCAAGCAACGTCTACAAGACGAGTTACTGGAACTCAATGTGCGTACCACAATTGAGTTGAGCACCGAATCTGAACGTGTGCTACAAGCAGAAGGCCTGATCTAACAGACCCCGTCTTACTATTTCTACGTTAACGAAATAGCGTCCCTGTAACGATAGACCAGGGGGTACACTAGGACCTGACCTTACAGTCTCCTGTTCGGAGATACTGA